AAACGGATTTTCGATTTCAATAATCATAACCTTATCGGCTCTATTGATCACAACAATCTCCTTACACTTTATTAAACTTTTGTAATTTTAAATATATACTTCTTTTTTTTTACTTCTTTTATTCTGGTTTATCAAATCTAACAAATTATATCTTTTATAATTATGAAACAATATAAAAGATAGAAATTATATTATATAATGTTCTATAAAAAACTATTAATTACTTTTTTCCTAATACCATCAAAGGTATTGGCATATAGTAGCATACGAATGATAAGCAATGATCTAAATACAGCAATGAGAAACAAATATTTTTTAACTGAAGTTCCATATAACAAATTAATAAAAAAAATAGAAAATCACGAGGTTTCAAAAATTTATTTTTCTAACAAATACGATAATGTATTTTCAGAAGATGCCACCAAAGTAGGAAACCCTTTGATGGACTATACATATACACCAATATCTCCGTTTATAACAAACACATTAGTAGATACATCAGTAAAAAATAACATAGACACTGTATTTACACAAGTAGAACAACCTACACAATTACAGCAATTTACTAGTGAAACATTAACTTTTATTAATAATTACTTCGTTCCTTTTGTATTTATATCAGTGTTTTTATCATTCATACGAAACATTCAAATGGCAAATTCTAATAGAGGTGGTATAAGTGGACTTCCAAACCTGAAATTAGACATAAAAAAAGACAAAGAAAATATGAAAAATGCAAATATTACTATAAATAGTTTTGCAGGAAGTCCAGAAATATTCGAAGAATGTACAGAAGTAGTTTCTTATTTAAAAAATGCCACATTATATAAGAATGCAGGAGCTGAAATACCAAAGGGTATTTTATTAGAAGGTCCGCCAGGAACTGGAAAAACATTATTAGCAAAAGCAATTGCAAGTGAAGCAGATGCTAATTTCGTATCTATTTCAGCAAGTGAATTTGTAGAAGTATTTGTAGGTGTAGGTGCATCAAAAATTCGTACACTATTTCAGCAAGCTAGACAAAATAAACCATGTATTATATTTATAGATGAAATTGATTCAGTAGGAAGACAGCGAGGTGCAGGTATAAATATGGCAAATGATGAACGTGAACAAACTTTGAACCAATTACTAGCAGAGATGGATGGGTTTGAAAGTAATGATGGAGTACTGGTTATAGCAGCAACAAATCGTAAAGACGTTTTAGACGCGGCATTATTAAGACCAGGTAGATTTGATCGAATTATAACAGTAGCGTTACCAGATAAGAATTCTCGTAAAGACATTTTGAAAGTACATTCAAAAAATAAAAATTTAGATTCAGATATAAATCTAGAATTGATAGCAGAAATGACTGGTGGGTTTTCTGGTGCACAAATAAAAAATCTTTTAAACGAAGCTGCTATTAATGCAGCAAGAAGCGGAAATTCAATAATAACTGAAACTAATATATTAGAAGCATTGGAAAAATTAGTAGTAGGATTGATTCGAAAAATAGACACACGCAGTGAAGAGTCAAGACGTAGAATTGCTATACATGAAACAGGGCATGCTTTTTTATGTAATTATTTCAATGATTACTTCGAATTAAAAAAAGTTACAATTCAAAGTACATATAATGGTGCAGGTGGATATACATTATTCAATGAATATCAAAACATAACAGAAAGTGGCTTGTATACAAAAAATTTATTGAAAAAACAATTAATAATTGCAATGGGAGGAAAAGCAGCAGAAAATATATTTTATGGTGAAGAATACGTATCAGTAGGAGCAGTTCAAGATTTAAAACAAGCAAATTCTCTAGCTCAAAGAATGATTGGTAATTATGGAATGGGTAAATTACTAGAATCATTTTATAACGAAAACATTGATAGTGAACGTAATCCATTTCTAGGAAGAAGCTTAGGAAGTGGCGATAAATACTCAGAAAAAACAAAAGAAATAATGGATACTGAATCATTAGAACTAGTTAGAAATGCATACGATGAAGCGAAACGTATATTAAGTGAAAATCGTGATAATATGGATATTATAATAAATGAATTATTAGAAAAAAATACCATTTATGGAAAAGAATTCAATGAATTGTTGTAAAATAATAAAAAATTGAAAAATATTGATATAATACTTTTGTAAATATTATATCAAATTACTGTATAAAATGATTGAAATTCAAATAAAATTAAATGTACGTCCTGATAAAATAGATGAAGTAATGTCTTTACTTTATGAAGATAGAACAACAACCATGTCAAATAGTGTATTTAGTGAATTTAATATAAAAAATAAGAATAATAAAATAGAAATAAAAGCTCGTTGCGAGAGTATGGATACATTAAGTCAACATATGATAGAAACACATTATAGATGGAAAGACTTAAAAGATAATGGTAGTATTGTTTCACAAAGTCATCGTTTTATTACTATCTAATATGATATATATATATATATATATATTATATATATGGAATCAATATACATTCATTTATTTCATATTTTGATAGTTGGTGGATTGTTTCTCTATGTAGGGATCTCAAAAACTAATCTACCAAATTTTATGTATATAGTAATTACAATACTTGGAATAATAATAATATTATATCATGGATACAAAATATATAAAAAAGTAATAGAAGGAAAAAACCCTTGGGTTAATTACATACATTTTTTTTACATAGGACCTTTATTAATTTTCATTGGATTAAATAAAGAAAAAACACATAGATTATATTTTGAATTATTATTAATGTTAGCATTTGCTTCTATTGGTTACCATGGTTATTATTTATTTCAATAAGAATAAAAATGAATTTATAAAATAACATAAAGATTTTTTACCATTTTAAAATAATGTTGATTTATACGGGATCTTTATTTTTGTATCATTTTATTTTAAGTAAAACGTTAAGCGCTGCAAATATATTCAAAAAAATAAAACAAGAATTAAAAACTGATAAAAAGAATTTTAGTTTTACATGGAGAATATGTAGTACAACACATGCAATTATAATGTTCTCAGCTGCACTATATTATTGGAGTTATATTTTTCCAAATTATAGAAAAATAGATTTCAGTTCGATAAATAAAATAGGATCATATGAAACAACCACATTTAATTTCATGATAGGATTTTTATGGTATGATCTAGTTATAGAATTGTACCAAACTAGACAAATAGATACACTAGCGCATCATATTATTGGATTATTATCTCATTATTCAACATTAAATACAAATGATCACGCAAGCTGCTATTATACTATGATGGTATATATAGCAGAAGGTTCTACACCATGGTTGAATTTATGTTGGTTAGGATTCAATACAAATACATCAAATAAATTGATTTACAAAATTAGTTCAATTAATTTAATGATTACATTTTTTCTTTGTAGAGTATGTATGGCAACTTATATTTTTTGGCATGTAAATTACTATGCAAAAGAATGGCCTTGGAGAACAAAACCATATATTTACCAATTATATATATTTAATTATTGCGTAGCATTATTTTTTGCTATTCTTAATTATTATTGGTTTTATAAATTGGTAAAAATGGCTATTGGAGGAAAAAAAACAATATCAAATGATGATAAAAGTATTTGATAATATATGTATAAATAATTACACAATTCAAAATGTGTAATTATTAGATAATTATATAGATTTATCCTTATTATATTTTAATTCGAAATACATAAAAGAAGAAGTACATGATAATATATTAATCACATTATAATGCCATATAGTAGTCAACATTACATTTAATAATTGTGTTTCTCTATTATATGAATATTTTTGTCTAATAAATAATGTAAAACATGCATTTATTAAATGTAAAAGTCCGTAAAATACAGTTTCATCATCTATTGAATATTTTTTATATGTATTGAAAGTTTTCAATGATCTACATATTATGGCTAATAAAAAAATAATACTATTTGATTTTTCTATGCTTTTATTATAATAATATTCAATAAAAAAGGAAGAAAATGCAATATTTTTTAATATAAAGCTATCTATATTTACAAAAGCTAACAAAGAAACTGCTATATAATCATTGAATAAATAAATATCATATTTGTCGGATAAATCGTTAATAATAATCAATTTATCTTGATATTTTTCATACAAATTAAATTTATTTATATTATACATAAATGAAGTATAAATAATATAAAAATTTGCAAAAATCCATAAATAATTTTGTGTTTTTATACTTCTAAAAGCGGACATTAATAAAAAAAATGAACTTAATCCATTTATCAATTTCATACTTAAATATAAAATAATATATTTATATTTATTTTATAACTAATTTTGTTACGATCCATGTTCCAAGAGTCATCCACATTGCATTAATATTGACTACACCATTTGAAATAATCCATCTTAATGCTTGACAATGTAAAGCAGGAACTAAAAATGGAGAAGTAATAAAACCGATGATTGATAGTGGATTACATAAATAAACGTATAAATGTGCAGAAATATAATGTAAAAATATCCAAATAATATAAATACCACATAATTCATATAAAAATTTGAACTTTTGAAAAAACGTTGACATCGTATTATTGTTTTTTATTTCAAACTAAAAACAATATTCAATTTTTTTATTTCTTATTACATAAATTAAATTGAATTTCCCATTGTTCTAACAACGACAATGGAATATCAGGCAATAATGGATGTGCTTCCCAAAAGTATCTACAAAATGCCCATTCGAAATCATATTTTTCTGGATACAATCCAGGATAATTATTTTTCAAAAATGCAGATATTTTATTCGGCAATAATTCTAAATTAGATGAAGGCATAACGTAAGATAATTGTGCCATTTTTGAAAAAGGTTTTTTTGAATTTTTATCAGAAACAATAAAATCCGTCTCAAAATGAGGAATGTATTTACTAAGATCGCTAAAAAGTGGTGGATAATTATAATTATATTTCCAACGCCAATGAAGGCAATCGTTACTATAATATTTGTAAACCCATTCCAATCCTTCCAAATAATTATTACATAATTCTTTCAAATTATCACTATTTTTATCAAAATTGAATAATGATTTGTAATATCGCTTTTCCCAATGTGTTTCTTGTGGACAAATATATTTTTCTTTTTGTCTATAAATAATAGGAACACTATTAATAATATCATCTTTTTCTTGTGGAGTAGTTTCTAATAAATGGCGTTTATCAAATTTATCTCTAACAAAATATTCGTTTAATAATAATTCATGTTCAGATTTCGCAACTTCATTAACAAAAATGCTTACATTTCTCCACTGTATTTTATTATTATTAATTAAAAAACGTTCTGGATAATTACCAATACAATTTCTATATACATCCAAAAGACCTTGTATGCCATGTGTTCTTATATTCATAGCTGGAAAATGCGGTAAGAAATCATTTCCTAGGAAAAAACATAAAAATACATAGTCATGTATTCTACGATGATCTGAATATTTACATAACATTTCATTCAAAATACAAGATGATAAATGTTCAATGTCTAAAAAATAAGGTTCACTTTCTTTACCATGGATATCAATAGGAATCGAACTTTTCAAAAATTCTGGTGCTTCACGAAAAACAAAGATGTTTTTACAATATTTCAAATTAAAAATGGATAACATAATCAGATCAGCATCTAATCCATAAACGGCAACATTATCATTTTGGAATTGATTATTTCGTAAATGGTTAAATAATTTATGTTCGCCTTCACCGACTTCATTAGAACAAGAAACAATAATAGAATTACAATTATATTTTTTTTCAGTAAATTTAAATTCATAATCGATCATTTTAGATAACTTTTCCATAAATTCAGTTCCTGGTGTAATAGCGGATGTATTCCAAGTATTTTTATTTTCTTCATTTTTAACAAAAGAATTTTTAGACATAAAAAGAGATTTATATCTACGAGTTCGTTGTTGATCCATTTTTGCAAAAGGCGCTACACCATCAAATGCAATAAAAATAGTTGTTGTAGGACGAATAATATCTATATACATTTTTATATTATTAATAACTTGATTAATGATATGGTTCTCAAGATCTACATTAGTCAATTCATCGAATAATTGTTTATCAATAGAATATACTGCGTCGTATATTATTGAATTGCAGTCCATATACAAGTGTTGAATAGTGGTGTCTTTAAAATAATTCAAATTTCTTATAATATTAGGATAATTTTTAATAATATAAGAAAAATAACTAGGGATTCCCATCCGAGTACAAGTCTAATACAATAACACAATTTGTATTTATATCATTTGCGTTTATTATAAAATATTTTCTCTATATTAATACCTAATTATTTTATAAATGATTAATAATAAATCTAATAATAATGAATTAGAATTACATAATTTTATAAAAGAAAAAACAAAATATATTCAAGAAATAATAAGAAATACAATAATTTCTATAAAAAAAAATACATTTTATGAAATATTTAGTAATAATGATATAAATTTATCAATTTCTGTATTAAACGAAATATATGCAAAATCAAAAGATATTATGAAGTCAATGACCAAGGATTCAGATAAATTAATAGATTCATTACAAAAAATAATAGATAAACTATCAATGTTAATATGTGGTTTTGGAACAAAAAGGATAGAAGATTTGTTATTCATAAGTTTTGGTTCAGAATTTAAAAATATAAAAATCACAGATCCAAAAATACAATCGAAATTTGAATTAATATGTGAATATGTTCAACCAATTGGATACAAAGTAATAAATTGGAAACAATTGAAGATAAATTCGCAAAATGACGAATTATGTTGTAATAAAATAACAGATGAAGTAATAAAATTAGAAGATGCGAATATGTTTGAATGTTTTGACTTAGATAAAACAAATCATAACTTTTATCAAAAAATACATGGAATACGTGTTATAATACAAAATGAGAAACAAAAAAAAACCTTAGTTATAAATGGAATAATAGAAGATATAGATATAGAATGTTTTTCAAATTTATACATAGACTATAGAATAACAGAATTAAAACAAATAGCAAATACAAACCAAGAAAATGAAAAAAACATAATTAATCGAATAATAGAAACCTTGTCATTAAAAGATATTTTGATATATGGAAATAATGATATCCAAAAGAAAGTTATTTCGGTATTAACAGATGTAAATTCAGTAAAACAATCTAAAATAGATATAACAGTTAAAAAATTTTTAGATTTGGATAATTATTACAAAAGAGATATGTTAATTAATTTATTATTATGTAATGATGATGAAATATTATATGTATGTTATTTATTATATGATTTAATAACAGCAAATTCAATAGATAGTAATGAAAAAAATGAACAGATGTATATTTATAATAGTTTACCATGGAAAATAAAGGAATATTTTAAAGACGTTGTAAAATACACTGTAAAATACACGAACGATATAATGCAAAAGTATGATGTAAATAAAATAACATTAGAACAACAAATATATTTATTAAAAGCGAATGATACTGTAAAAGATAAAGCAATGACAAAATTAAAGGAAATAAAAGGAAATGCAAATGAGGGCGGTGTAAAAGCTAAACAATACTTAGAAGGGCTTATTAAAATACCATTTGGAATATACAAAGAAGAACCTATATTAAAAAAAATAAAAAATATTAATTCTACATTTTTGAAAATCAACCCATTAATAAATTATTTTTTTCCGGATATTTTGCTAATAAACAAAGAAAAATATACGATAATAGAAATATTAGAATTTATTCACAGTCTTGAAATATATATAAAAAATAATATTCAAAAAACGATCGAAAATAATTTGGAAAATTTAACAAATCGTGAAATTATGAATATAGTGCAGTATATAAACATAATAAAAAAAAATAATGGTCAATCAAAAATACTCACCGCGAATCAAAAAAAAACAACAATTATAAAGAACATCAAATATTATATAAATGATAATCAAAATACAATGTTCTCGAATATTATAGAAATTTTTGATAAAACAAATCCCAATTATAAATATTCATTATCAAAATCAATAACAGAAATCAATAAAATAAAAACAAATATAAATGAAATGGAAAAATCAATGGAAAAAATAAGCGAAATATTAGATGATTCAATATATAGCCATTTACATGCTAAAAATCAAATAATGAAAATAATTGCACAATGGATAAATGGAGAACAAACCGGTTATTGTTTTGGGTTTGAAGGTTCTCCAGGTATTGGTAAAACATCATTAGCAAAAAAAGGATTATCGAATTGTTTGACAGATGAAAATGGAACATCCAGACCTTTTGCATTTATTGCATTAGGTGGATCATCCAATGGCTCTACATTAGAAGGACATGGTTATACTTATATTAATTCATCATGGGGAAAAATAGTAGATATATTGATGGAAACAAAATGCATGAATCCTATTATTTATATAGATGAATTAGACAAAGTAAGTAAAACAGAACATGGCAGAGAAATTATAAGTATATTTACACATTTAATTGATTCAACTCAGAATGATGTATTTCAGGATAAATATTTCACTGGCATTGATATAGATTTATCAAAAGCGCTATTTATTTTTTCATATAATGATCCAGATCAAATAGATAGAATTTTATTGGATAGAATACATAGAATTCAATTTGAAAATCTTACTTTAAATGATAAATTAGAAATAGTAAAGAAATTTATATTACCTGAAATAAATAAGAAAATGGGATTTGAAAACATAGTATTGATATTGGACGATATAATAGAATATATAATAGATGCTTATACGACAGAACCTGGTGTAAGAAAATTAAAAGAAATTTTATTTGATTTATATGGCGAAATAAATTTAGAACTATTGAGAAATAAAAATGAAACTATAAAACTACCAATTGAAATAACAAAAGATAATTTAGAAACAAAATATTTATCAAAATATCAAATAATTCAATATATAAAAATACATAATAAATCTAAAATAGGAATAATAAATGGTTTATGGGCAAACTCTTTAGGCCGTGGTGGTATTATCCCTATTCAAACATTATTTTATCCATCAGCTACATTTTTGAATTTACAATTGACTGGATTACAAGGTGATGTAATGAAAGAGAGTATGAATGTTGCCAAAACTTTAGCATGGAATTTGACAAATAATGAAACAAAGAAAAAATTATTAAAACATTTCGAAGAAACAAAATGTCAAGGATTACATATTCATTGTCCAGAAGGGGCAATATCAAAAGACGGTCCATCTGCCGGCGCTGCAATTACAACCGCAATATATAGTTTATTCAATGAGATTCAAATTAAAAATGATATTGCAATTACTGGAGAAATAAGTTTAAGCGGCGAAATAACTGCCATAGGAGGTTTAGATATAAAAATTATCGGAGGAATTAGAGCCGGCGTAAAAACATTTTTATACCCAAAATCAAATTCCCGTGATTTTAACGAATGGAAAAATAAATATAAAACACAATACAATCATATAGAATTTTACGAAATATCAAATATACAAGAAGTTTTTGATTATGCTTTTGTATAAAAGTATTGTCTAATTATAATATAAATATAATTTAAATGGATTTGAATATTATAAGTATAACATATTTATTTTTACGTTTAGCTCCTTTTGTATTAGTAAGTTTTTTTTCATTATCATCACTTTTGAATCAGGATTTTAAAGGGCTTGTATATTTAGCTGGTTTAATATTTGCATGCTTTAATACAATGATATTTGGAAATATTTTGACTTTCATACCAAAATATTCACCCGAGCAACGGCCAGAAATATGTAATATGATATCGTTTAATCAACAAGGTGAAATTTCAAAATTACCATTGGGACAAACAGTATTTGGATTTACATTTTTTTACTTATTATTTCCAATGATAAAAAATAAATACATTAAACAAAATATACCAAGTCTAGTATTCTTCCCATCAGTAATATTATTTGATATAGTATGGAATATACAGAATTCTTGTTATACAGTTTGGCAATTATTCGCTTCATTAATCTTAGGTGGTGCATTCGGAACATTATGGGCATATTTAATCGGTAAAACCAATAATCCATCATTACAATATTTAGTTGGATCTACAAATAATGAAGTGTGTAATAAACCATCAAAACAAACATTTAAATGTAATGTATATAAAAATGGTCAACTTATACAGCAGTTTGCTAAGCAATAAATTATAATAATATAACTTAATAAATATATTATTATACATTAAAATACTGTATATTATTATTAAACCATGTTTTTAGTTGTTCTGCTATTCTAGACCGATGTATATCATTAGCAATCATACGTATACTATGATTTTTATCTTGAAAATAATACATAAAATTATGTATAATATTTATAGTATTAGCATTTGAATATTTTGAATCTAAATCATTTATAGAAAATAACATAAATTTCTTTTTTTTATTTACAACATTATGAAATTGAAACAACATAAGTTTTAAATCTTGTTTTGTTTTTATTGTAGAAAAATTTATTTTTTTCATATATTCAGTTGCATGATTTGCGCAATCAGGACATGGGAGATTTTGACAAATAATAACAATGGTATTCAATAAATCTAATCGAATGAATTGAAAATGTTCATCTTTTACTTTTTCTGCTAACGTATGAAATAAATACCAGGTAGGTTCACCCCATTTCATTTTTTTTTCGGGTTTTACTATTTCTATATTTGGTGTAACATTTTGAACATTGTTATTTTGCACTGGTTTTTTATAATAAACTGTATAAGGCAGTATAAGTGTATTATTATTATTATTATTATTATAATTATGGTTAGGTCTGCTATTAACAAATTGCATATTAATATATACTAATAAATAAATCCTAAATTTATTATTTAAATAAAAACATAAAAATATATATTTATATATTAAAAGATGGATACTAAAGAATATTTAATAAAAACTATAAAAGAATGGGTTCGGTTAGATAATGATATTCGTAAATTACAAAAAGAGGAAAAACAAAGAAAAGATGATAAAAAAAATATTTCGAAAGTTTTAATGGAAATAATGAAAAAAAATGAAATAGATGTCTTTGATATAAATGATGGCCAAATATGCTATGCTAAAAAAAATATAAAAAAACCAATAACACAGAAAATATTGATGAATGTTTTATCAGATTATTTTAAAGGAGATACGTTAAAAGCAGCAGAATTAAATGAATTTATTAGAGATAATAGAGAAGAAGTTGTACAAGAAACGATTATTCGTAAAATTACCAAAGAAAAGTAATCACACTAAACCTAAATCGGGTATAGTTAATATTCCATTTTGTTTCAAACATTTTGCTATTATTTTTGGATTTTCTTTTCCCTCTAAAATATCCTCTGTTTTATAAACATTGTTTTGCTTGTCAATATAATAGACAATTCCAAATATTTCTTCTGCAAATACTTCTACTTTATGAGATACTATTTCATTTGTGGCATTGGAATTAATAACGCCATGTGGAGTACCTTTTACGTGAGTACCACAATATTCACATCCTTCTTTTCTACGGCGTGTGCATTGTTCATCGTTTGCACGTTTTGCAATACAGCGATTCAAATTTGGTATTGAATTTTTAATACGTTTTCTTTTGATAAGATCTTCTTTTTGTATAGTCAATCGTTGATATTCATATATATATTCGATGAGTTCACTGGTTTTATCTTTTTCATTGAAAGCGAGTTCAGTTATTTTTTTATGTACTGATTCTTTGAGTGCGGTGACATACGTCTCGATCTTTTTATTGATACGTTTTTCCATCTTTCTTTATATAAATGAAAAAATAATATTTATTTCAATTTTTTAAATATTATTTGGAAATGATATAAAGACCCTAATGTTTATCCCATTCAATTGGTCTTTGCTTAGTGCCACCATCATAAGGGACTGCTAGACCGTTATCTAACATCCATTTGTTGACATATAAATCATCCAGATATACATCCGCTAATATTCGACCATATTTTTCAGTAGAAATGTTTTTCAAATGGATCATTTTACCATAAATAAGTCCATGTAGTCTGTCGCGGGCTTCAAATGCAAGTTTTATTTCATTCGCTGTTTTGCCTTTTATTTCTGCGGCGTCTATTCCATTCAAACGAACAGAAAATCGATAAATGGGGTTTTCTGTATTAGGTAATTTGGACGCAATCGTAATTGTATCACCATCATATACTTTGATAACCTTACCTACTAATATTGGTGGAACAAACCCTATTGTATCTTTGTATTCGATGTCTTTCAAATAATCATATTTGGTGTCGATTTGTTTCTGTATTTTTTTATCAGTAAAACATGGTCTTTCAAATGGTGAAAAACATTTTTTAAAACGTCCACATGCACATACATTTTGTTTTATGAAATTCCAGGCAAACATATTATTGAATAGAATAAAAAAAATAAATATTTTCATGATTCAATTTTTCATTCTAAAGTATATTAGTATTTTTGTGGTTGATATTTATATTTGTGTATTTGGCGTAAATATATGAGTCATCTCAATAATTCTTGAATGTTCAAGTATTTTTTCATTTATAAGATCTATTCTATTTACAGCAACAATAAATGAAATACCGAATTTAATAAGATGTTTAAGTGAATGAGCAAGATTCAAGTTTCTTTTATAGTTATGGTTTGTACGATCGAGTACTCCTTCGTATAAAAATATCAAAGGTTTAATATTTTCATGAGAAATTAATTCATTGACGTCCCATTCATGTCCAGACAATTCATCGCCTAAATGCGTTTGAATCTCATCCATAAGTCTTGATTTACCATTACAACCTATTCCAAACAAAATTATCATTTTATCATTTGGAATACCATTTTTTATATTTTCTATATATTGAATTAGATATTCAAATTCTTCTTGTTTCAAATATTGAAACCAGTCTTCAAGTGCATTTGCTGCGTCAGTTGCCATATTGCGATATTGATTTATATGATGTTATTGCAGATTTTCAATTTTTTATAATCACTAAACCACTGGATATAACTTTGATAAAATATAAAAAAATGGCGTTTTGTTATCATTATTTATGATCGAGATTGCTTCGTAATTATAAACGTCGAACACATTTATATTCCAACAAATTAAATAAACAAAATAAATCAAAAGCAATATCAATACTTTTTTCAAATCGTGTTTCAAGTTGATTTTATAAGTGCCACTCAAATAAATAGTTATCAATAATGGAATAGTTTTTATTAAAATCAACATTACAAGAAACTTCATTATCAGTAAAGTATTAGTTTTTTCAAACAGCAAATAAGAAAATCCATACAAACTTACAAAAAAACCAATATACATTTCTAATAATGGAGAAGGAATAATGTTTTTATTTAATAATATATTTGAAACAAAGTATATCAAAAACCAAACAAATATCCAATATGAAAATATAAAGTCTGGTCTCAATACACCATTTTTGAATGTATAATTTTCTGGTATATTAGTCATTTTATAATATTTTATAATATTATTAGATATATTATATTGATAAATTATTACACCTTTTCTCATTCAAAAAATCCCATTATTTTTTATCTTCGTAAGGTTTTACGTATGTGATACTCTTTATCGGATTGACACCATCCTCCACAAAAATTGTATTTATGCCAATATATATATCTTGAATATTGTTCTTCTGCACCATTGCCACAATTAACGCAATATTTATCGTTCTCAATGCGCTCTTCGCATTTAATTAATAATTGATTCATTACTACTCGCATTAATGGTCTATGTTCTACATTAAACTCATTTATCAAATCTTGTAATTGTTTCGGTAATAAATGTAAATTCATTTGTTATAGGGTGGTTGTTTAAGATAACAAAATTGTATGAAATAACTAATCAATTTTTTGTAATATATTATAAAAAATAATTTAAAAATAGGCGTCATATTATATAAATCAAAATGTCTGAAAAATTCACTAAACTTGATATGATAGGGGCAATCAATTTCCACTTTCATAGGATTGGACAACGCATTAGATGTGTAGAAAAATTAAGAAAAAGGGATTTAGAAGAAATCATCTTACAAAACAATATAAATATACGCGAAGAACATGCAATTAGAGCAGAGTCAGATAGAATCCTCTTACAAGAAAGATATGAAAAAATCGAGAAAATCAAAACATACCTGGCAACTTTAGATGATGAAAGAAAAGAAAAATTCAAAGAAAACATAAAAGAAAATTTCAAGAAAAAATTCAAAAATCCTTTTCAAGCACAATTTATGTATGATAGTATTTTTGAAAATCTTTAATAAATACTGCATGTTAATTTCCAATAAAAAAATATAATTATCAACTTGTTTATATTTGATAATTATTCAAAACACAATTCTAAAACATCTTATATATTTTTTCAAACACTTGACTTGCCTCGATACAAGCAATTCTCAAATGTTGTGCAACCAATCGTTTGTCAGCATTTTTTTCATATGCTACCCTTAATGTACTATCATCATTATGAGGATGGAACTTTTTGAATCCACAAAAAGTAAATAATTTTTCATTGACGTAATATTTTTCATACAGTATATATTCCAAAACCTTACCCATAGTATAATCTTCATTTTCTAAAATAATATCAAAACAAAAATCGATGGTGGTTTCACTATTCAAAATTGGAATAGTATCCGAATCAATATTTTTAACAAGATCTACTAATTTATTTTGTAAAACAATACATGCTTTTTTTACGATATCTTTATTTTCGAAAACACCGATAGTTTGAACTACAAAATCAAAACTATCTGTAACAAAATGTCTCTGCATATCGAGAACCCGGAAATTATTTTCTTGCATTTCGATTTCTTCCTTGGTCATGCCATCTTCAATTAATTTTTGTTTATGATCTTCCCATATTCCATTTGCTTTTGCAACATCAATCGTATTACCATATGCACATTTAGAAACAACATTAAATGTACTATTTTCACGGGCAGTATGAATGGAAAATTCAGCTGTTAGTTTGATTTGTTCACCTGGTATTGAATCACTAATTCTTGGACGTAATCTTACAAAATCAATATATTGATTAGTAATAGGATTTGGTGGGAAAATACGATGTTGTTCCGTTTCTGTCAAATAATTACCATTTGTTTTATTACGTACTTTGAAATGTTCAGTTGTTACAATGATCATATTTTCGGTTTCATTCTGCATATCCAATTCTAAAACATAATTTCCTGGTAATACACTTAGATCCGGTTCATGAATAGGGATACAACTTAAACGGTGTTTCAATATTTCATTATGAAGACGAGTCGTATTGATATGAACAGTACATTCATTATCTTTATAATTTTCTGTATAAAAAGCTAATGTTTTAATATCAGATAAAATAGTTCTACGCAGAGCATTAGCTAAACTTACATTGAGACCACTTATTGTAAATGTATAAATATCGCCATCTTCTGATATATTTGATAATTGCGGATTCATCTTTATAATACAAATATTATATTTTTATATATTTTATGCAAATATTATTCTTCTTCAATTTTTTATTCATATATAATAATAAATTCATTTATAAATCTTGCTCTTTCACATGGTGTTAATAGTGTAAATAAGAATTTTATTTTCATTTCAGTATTTGTATGTAAATTGAAATAAAATTTTGATTTAATATATTCAAATTTTTTACCTAAAGGCATATTCCTGAATATTATATTACGTCCCAAAAAATTTATAAATGACATTTTTGATTCATTAATAATTGAATCATTACATAAATGATTAGTACAAAATGAAACCAAATCTACTAATAAGCAATGCTCGTTCAAATCAAAAAAATAATAATTTATTATCATCCGATAGTCCGGATAAAAATTACGAATATCGTTCAAAAGAATAGTATCTTGTTTTTTATAAACAAAAGGCATGATATTATTAACAAATATATCCACTGGAATTTTTTTCCATAGTTGTTTTTCCATTTATTATATAAAATATAACGTTTTTATTATTATTATTTTACTAATTCTATAACCTCCCACTTATAACTAGGTATATCATCCAAATACGGTTCATATGATTTATAATAAGGATTCTCTTTTATATATTCTTTAACATTAAACGTACGACCACATGCAGAACCGAATCTACCCCAAAATGATAAACTATAAGCCAAATTATTATTCACTATTTTTGCATCAGTACATCCAAATGGATAATGAGCTTTAAAACAATGTTCTGGATCTAGTTCAACATGTTTACAAATACTTCTACGATTCATTGCTTCACGTTTTAAAAATACATCATAATGATCGGCTAAAATCAATTTACCATTATCAATGTCTATTTTTCCTTTGTATTTTTTATTCAATAATTCATCCAAACGTTGATTTCTAGCACCTAAAGATGTAGTAATATCATAATGTTCTTCATCCGTAGTTTCTTTTTCACGAATAGTTTCATCAATAGCGCTATTCATTCCGTAAAAAACACCATTTTTCGTCTTTTGGACGTTTTTATGTTTCAGTGCTAATTCAAAAAGCATGATTTCATTGGTTTTGATATCACCAAATAGCCAAGAACATGCATAATCACCAGCATTACATGTTGACATAATTTTATCGTAATCTTCTAATGTATTGCCATATTGCATTGCTTGGCGAATACGACAATAAAATGGATAACCAAATTTAGGTTTATAATTGATATTTGCAATAGTAGTTTCACATCCAATTATTCCAGTAGAAGATAAAAACCAATCGGTCACGCTTGCAATAAATCCAGGTGAAGTTTGCATTACAAAATAATGTCCATCTGATGGAGTAAGATACATAATAATATTTTGGAGACGACCATCCATAAATGTGGTATGTGTATTATGTCCCATAATTATATCACCGTTTTTTGTAGCATTTCCACTTGCAATAAATGCGCTACATTTAATTGCAGAACCGTCTTTAAAATAAGAATACAAACTCATATAAGAATTCCAAGATATCAAAAAATCAGTAGAAACTTTTGTTCCTCGTTTTCTCGCGCCGGCTGAAATACCTCTAATCTCATCAAAAAACTCAGGATATTCTCGTATAATAATAGGTTTTATAATTTTATTACTAGTTTTTATGTATTTGATCATAGATATATTCAATGTTTTTTTAATAATAAATGGAACGGTTTTCAATACTCGTTTTAATTCTTTATATAAAAGAAACCCGTGAGCAAAACCACGTTCAAATGCATTTCCATAAATATGGATTATTTTCCAACCTTCTATATTTTCATTTATTAAATTACCATTAATAATTACTTTTTTCTTTGTATTATTATTTTTTTTATTTTTTTTTATTGTATTATTCATATTATAATATACATCTATATATTATAATTTATCTAACTCTGTTTGTAATCATAAGCATTACTATTAATAAAAACATCAAAACAATAGGGAATAAAACTAATATCCAAGCAAATGTTGGTGCGCCTGCTCTACATATTAAATTAAGAACCCATGTCCAAAATAACACATATAATAATTTTATTATAAAAACCATCATAGTGCTAGGAACACTACAACTATATGAACCTAAACAATATGTATCTGAATGAGTATAATTCTGGAATAAAGCTACCAATAGAAATATTACAGAAACAACTAAATAAAAATAAGACGGAGTACATAAATTTCTCAATCCGGCAACAACCATTTTATATATAAATATACATATATAATATTTTTATGCAATATTAGAACGATCTGGGTATAACAATGGACCATCCGTAACTGAATTAGATGAATTTGGAATACCATTAATAATATTATTTCCTAAAAATGCACCGGGTGTATTACCAGTAAATTGAACATAATTATTATTGAAAGGATCATTAATAAGCCAATTTGGTAACATACTGCCACCACGCATTTTTTTAGAGTTTTTACGTGAATTATTTTCAAGTTTTTTACCACCATTCATATTTCTACTTGATTGTGGAAATGGTATAGTGTTCGGATTACCTCCAAAATCATAATAATATTTTGATTCGGGTAAATTGGAAGGACCATAACCGCCTACAATTGGTAGTTGTGGTTTTCTTTTATATTCAGAACAACTACACCCACCTTTACGTAAATTTTTATTTTTACGCGAGAAACTTTTTTTGTTTTTTTTTGTATTTTTATTAGATTTTCTATGTTTTGTCATTTATATATTAACATGATAAAAAAAATATATTTCTATGTTTTTTTATTCAATATCAACATGTGTTAACATATGTCTTCTACAACAAACATTTTTTAATCCTAAAGTGTCTAAAACTGTTCCTTCAGCAGTTTTTTCCACTTTTTCAGCAGTTAAATAAATAACCTTATCTGGTTTTATGCCTTGTGAAAGCTTGATACGACGCACTTCATTTTGATAATAACGATATTTATCAGCAAGAACATTACCACAAGTAAAACATCTAATTGGAATAATCATTTTATATATTTATAATGATATTCTTTATATAATATACTTTTCAATTTTTTTATTTACAAATATTTCTAAGAATATATAAAACAAAATGAATAAAATTACTATAACTTATATTATTTTGATATCGATGATTTTTATAAGTTTAGGAATCGGTGTATTTATAATGAATAAGAAAGAACTTTTAATAGAAGAAAATACCCCAAATAATTCTGATAAAAGTAAAGATTTGGTATATAATTCAAAACAAATGCCAGATATAAATACAGAATATCATCCAACAGAAGCACAAATTATAGCTGATAATGATTATAAAGACTTAAAAAGTGGTGACATTTATGTAACTGATCAATGTGGAAATAAAGTATTAATACCAAGGTCAAATGTACAAAATTCAGTTACATATTATCAACCTGGTATTTATCGATATGGTGCATCTACATATGTTCCAAACTATGAAGATAGTGTATATTTAAGTAAAACAACTAGACTTTCAACAACTAGTAATATAATCAATCCGCCTTATGTATTAGGTGGTATATGTAACCAATATAAAAATCAACCATTATTATTAGAAGAAGCATGTCAAAGACTAAATGGAAATGTTTGTGCATCTACATCTTGTTGCGTTTTATTAGGTGGTTCTAAATGCGTAAGTGGTAATGAACGCGGCCCTTCAGTAAAATCGAATTATAGTGATATATTTATTCCAAATCGCGATTATTATTATTATCAAGGCAAATGTTACGGCAATTGTCAATAATCTTTCAATACAAACCCCTTAGTTGTTTTTTTTTTTACTAATGTTTTTTTTTCACAATGTAATTTATCATGACATTTTTCACAAACAGATACCAAATTAGCTTTATGATTTTTATGAAATGTCCCAATATATCCATTTACGTCCGCATCTTTCTGTGGACTTAAATGATGTGTTTCCTCTCCCATTTTTTCACCACAAACTTCACAAATTCCTCTTATTTTATCCGCGTTATAAATACTTGTTGGACTAGATAGTTCACCTCGTGAATCAGGATAATATTTATTTCGTATCCAATAAGCTAAATCTAAAAAGTCTGTATCCAAATAAAGAGATTTACAAACTTCTAAACCATAAATACGTGGTCCTGACCCATCTTTTAATTTACGATCATATACCAAACAATCAGTTTCTCTATCATAAAAAACAGACATATGTTTCATTACAAGTTTTGAAAGTTCTCGAATTTCAACGTAATTAACTATTTCATGAAAGTGAGTTGCAAAAATATAAGAAGATCGCTTTTCATTTAATTTCATAAGACCTGCTACAAAAATACTCAAAGCACTTTCAGTCTCTGTTCCTGAACATAATTCATCACCTAATATCAAACTATTTTCATCCGCCATCTTCAAAATAATACGTAATTCGCTCATTTCTACTGCAAACGTAGAGAGCCCTTTAAATAAATTATCATTTCCTAATATTCTAGAAAAAATTGCAGTATATGGTTTATAAATAAATTGAGAACAAGGTACATACATACCTGATTGTGCCATAATAATGGCTACACCTAATGCTCGTATAAGACTAGTTTTACCTACAGCATTTGTACCGTATAATAAAATACCATCCTTGGATAAATCGTGTGTTCTACCCAAACAAATATCATTTGTTACATAAATTTCATTTTGTTGAATATGTTCAATCAAACAATGTCGAAGATCACGTGCATCAACAAACGATTTATCCGCACTTTGAATAGTAGGACAACAATAGTTATAATTTTTAGCAATATATGTTTTTGATTGTAAAACATCGACTTTTGAAACAAAATATGCAAGGTTCTCCAATTCCACATAAAATTGTTGTTCTATTTTGCCCAAAATATCAATATATACTTTTCCTATCAGTGTATTCATTGTATCTTTATAATTCAATAAACTCTTACATATTGTATCTAATTCTATAAATGAAATATCGACCGAACTTGATGACGGTTTCACAAATTTTACTTCTTTCAATGGAATTTTCAATGTTTCATCAATAACTACATAACCTTTTTCTATATTACCGTATTTTTTCTTTCCAGATAATTCAGATTCAATTCCTTTTTTCAATAATTGAGAACGTTTCGACGTAATTTGTAAACATACACCAGATTTTTCGGTTTCATGAATTTTTACATAATCTGTATCTGGAGAGTTCTCTTGCGTTTGTATCAATCCGTTGAAATATTGCCTAATTTTATTAAATTTGTCTTGGTTTTCATTGTATTTAGTAACAACATCATCTAATTCTAAAGAAATACCAGGTTTAATTATATTGACATCAAAATTAGTCATAGAAGAAATATTTTTACATAATTCGATAACTAAATTTTTATCAATGAATTCAATCAAATTATCACATGAATTATTGATATAATATGGGTCTTTTAGATAAAGGTTCTCGAAATCATTACATAAATATTGAGATACGTCTGGTAATTCATATAAACAATTATTTATTTGTTTAATGTTCTCGATACTTTTATATAAAAGTGCAATCGATGATGGAAATATTTTTTTTATAACTATTTGTCTAGATATTTTTTCAATATCGCGTATTTGACCAAGTTGTTTACGAAAAATATCAATCAAATAATAATAGTCGTTCATGAATACATCGATCATTTTATATTCCATGGAAAGCCAATCTTCATGAAAATTTGGATTTAATAATTGATATTGAAACTTACGTTTTCCCATAGAAGAACAGCATTTATTCAAAAATGATAATACAGACGACATTTGTCCAGTCTTTGATCCAGAATTCATATCATGAATAATATTCAATTGTGAAAGCGTATGATTTGCTAATATCATCCTTGTCGATGTATTATTGAAATCCGGAATAGCGATTTTGCGAACTAATTGTGAGTTATGTTCTTGAACAAAATTCAATAAATAACAAAATGATTGTGTTGCCATAATATACGTTTGAAATTCACTACATAAATCATATGCTTCTTCGCCGAAAAAATTAGTTAATATCTGTTTAGTATACTTTTGATTTGAACAACGCTGAACCTTTTCTATTTCTGTTTTATTATCTACGTTTTTCGTATTTACCAAATGAATCATTTGAGATTGTATACCGGTCATTTGTATGATTGAATTAATATCTTTAGATTCAAATGCACTTATTATTATAACTTCACTAGGACAATATATAGATACATAACGTTCCAATTCATCAAAAGTAGTTATATTCATATAAAAGCTAGTTTCATGTTGAAACATAGAGGATTTTCCTGTAAAAATATTGATAACGGAAACACCGTATACTATTATATCACGAGAACCGTTCGATAATAGTGTAAAAGTTTCTAACCAAATACACATTATACAATTTGTAATTCTTGGAGAACTATCAATATCACATGATACAAATGTACCAGATGAATGTACTTTATTTAATTTGCGTATTACTTCTTTTCCATTTTTTTCTTGAACAAAAACTGGAACTGTATATCCATTTTCAGTCAATATTGCCAAATATTTTTCCAAAGTAAAGTCGCGAAAACCAGCCATTACAATTTGACCACTGCCGTATGATATTTTTTTTTCAGATATATTAAGTTGACACACATACGAGAACTCTTCAATGATGCTTTCAATTATATTATTATCAGTTGTTTTTATACCATACACTTCAAAAAAAGCACCAACTTGCATAAGAACAACGGTTTTCAAACCATATTGCTTTTGATATGTTTTTGTTTGATTAAAATATTCATAGTATATACCAGTTTCTGGATCTTTTGATACGGATGTTTTTTTAGATTTTGACATAGATAGTATTATGAAAAACTATTTATATATTTTATAAAAATATATAAACGAGCTAAACATGTAAGTTTCAAATACAAATATTGATAACGTTATCGTCCAAAACATCATTTCTCATATTCTTGTACAAGTCTTTCAAAATGTTCTCATAAGACACCATAAATTCACGAACATTCATAGATTTTTTGAATTTCTCACCAACCGTTTTTTTATATTCATCGATTTTCACGGGGTTTATCGTAAGGTATTTTACTAAATTTATATATTGATTTGTGTCATCGCATACTAATTCATCCAACCCCGCATTTATCAAAAGAGAACTACTTACATTATGAGCATGATAATCCTTATGATACAATGTTACAACTGGAATAGAATTATATAATGCATTACATGTTGTTGTAGTTCCACTATATGGAAATGTATCTAACACGATATCTACCATAGAAAATAATTTATTATATCCATCGTTATCGACCTTAGTAATCATTATCAATCTATCTTTACTAACATTCAATTTATTCATATAAAATTGTTGTCTTTCAAATAAATCATCATATGATATTAATTTTATTAATAATTTTGTATTTGGACATTTTTCTAATATAGTTTTCCAAGTTTCTAATAATTCTTTTGAATTTTTTTTTTCATTATTAAGAGAACCCAAAATAATAGTATCTTTCGTTTTTCTAGGGACAACTGGATGTTCTTGATTGATCGAATCATAAAGTAAAAAACATTTCGGCATTTTTATTAGTTTTTCTGAATATTTTTGTAAAGAATCAATATTATCTGTAATTTTGTCTGTTATTCTATAGTGTATTGATTTCAATCCAGTAGTGTTTGGATAACCCAAAAAAGAAATTTGTATAGGCGATGGATTTAATGAAAATATATCTAATCTACTATTTTCAGTATATCCATTTAAATCAAACAAAATATCTATTTCAAAACTATTCACCAAATCAGCAGCTTCTTCTGATGATAATTTGAAAATACTATATGTATATAGATTCAAATCCGAATATTTTTCCAATATAAATTTTTGGTTATAAAATATATAAATTTCAAAATGTTCTCTATTATGATTTTTTAAAATAGGTAAAATAAAATTAGAAACTGCATGAATAGAAAAATCACTAGAAACATATCCTAAACGAATTTTATCATTATTTTTATTATTAAAACTATATCGTTGTTTATTCGGATATAATTCATTTATTTGTAAGCATTTGATGTAATGTGCATTATGATCATGATAAGTATAATCTTCCAGAGCTAATAAATTAGATAATCCATCCAATTTAGTTTTATTATTTAAATTAAATTTCTTACACATATCAAACGCCTTTTCAGTATATAAAGAAGCCTTATCATAATCCCCCAAAAAACTAAAAATATGACCAGCATTTAAATAATTTGAATATTTCCATTCTTTATCATGATATGTAATTGCTGGTATTTTAGATTTTTCTTTAATAATATATAATAAATATTTCAATAAATCTTTAAAATAATATTCCTTATATTTACAATTTACAAAAACAGTTAATAAACGAACATCTTTTAGATAATCACCAAAAGGAGTTTTTTCATTCAAATCAAGTACTTTTCTAGAATTACCAAATTCATGTAATAAATCACAATAATCTATTAAGTTTTCAATATTGTATGGATTTATTTCATATGATTTCTTAAAAAATAAAAAAGCTTTGTTTGGATGTAATGGTTTTAAAGAATACCCCATATAATAATAAAATGCAGGTTCATTAGGATATATTTCAATAAGTTTAGACAAAACACTTTCTTTTATAGATGTATCATTAGTCATCTCATAAATCTCCATACCTTTATTTATAAATTGGTGCATCATATTATTATCAATTGTATTTGCTTTTATTTTTTCGTATAATATAAAAAAATCATTCATTAATAAATATATTTTGTATACTTTAAATATATTTATATATATTATAATGGAAAAATATACAAATCAAATAGAAATTAATACAATAATTCCAAACAATACATATAAAATAGTAACTAGTAAAACTACATTTTTAGCAAAATTCGTTGGAAGGAATAAAAATGAAGGATTACATTTTACTTTAGAATCAAATAAACATACAATAGTAATTAATCCTGTCGATGTTATTGCTATTTATAAAATATAATAATTCAAGAAATTTTATTATATTTTAATAACTTCATCAAATAAATTATGTACATCCCTATCATGCGTTATAATTATTATACTTTTTTTATATTTCTTGAAATCACGTATCAAGTCTAACAATTCTTTCTTTAGTTCTGGATCAAGAGCATTCGTCGGTTCATCCAATATCAATATTTTCGATGGATTGATGAGTCCACCAATAATATTAATAATCTGTCGTTGACCACCTGATAAATTTTCACCCAAAGCACCAGATCGTTGATTATAAATATCAACGTTTTTATACAATTCATTTATTTTTTTATATTGCATTATTTGTTTTAAATATTCATTACATTTATCGACATCAAGACATCCATATAACATATTATCTATTACTTTTTTATCAAATAATTTTGAATTTTGATTTACATAAGTAATATTATTACGAATATAATCAGGATCAATGGTGTCTATATTTTGACCATCTATATAAATATTACCATTTTTTGGTTTATATAATTTAAGTACGAGTTTCATGAATGTTGACTTACCTCTACCAGATAATCCTACCATACCTATAATTTTATTATCAATATCTAATGATAAATTCAAATTTTCAAACAATAATTTATCACTTGATTGATAACCAAATGATACATTTTCAAAATATATTTTATTGAATTCTAAATTTACATTTTTGTATTGTTTTTCATTTTGTTTCAATATATCATACGATTTTTCCATATTTTTGAAATGTACGAGAACAGAATCAGATCTTCCCAAAAATTCTATAAAATCTGGTATTTGTTGTATAATAGTTATCATTTTATCTCTATAAAGCAATATAATAGTAAAAAATGCTACAAAAATAGTAAAATCAATTTGTTTGTCAAAATACAAGTAAATCAAATAACCAATGGATAAAAATATAATAATAAAAACAATACAATTCATCACTGTTCCATGAAAACTAGTTATTGAATAAAAATCAAATGCTTTGTTTATGCTCTTATTCGTTTTATCCGAAAAAACTTCTATTTCATTAACAGTTTGTCCTCTATAAATAATTTTATCAATATTATTTAATATTTCTTGTAAATAGGATTCTGTATCGTTAACGTGTTTTTCATAATCTTCGTTGTATACTAACATATTTTCCCAATTCAAATATAAATAAATCAATAATAATATATTACCAATAATAAAAGAAACACCAAATATAGTATTTTTCAACAAAAAATAAGATGAAATTATTATCAAAAATGTTATATTCGGCAACAAATAAGTAATTGCATCATTAAATACCATAAAACAAACCGATGAAATACGATTAATTGGAGAATTTAATTTTGTAAAGTTGATTTCACTGAAATTTTCGTTGTTTACTATCAACATAGCTTTGACGAGTTGATGTCTCATCCATTGGCGAAGTTTTGTCAAAAGCTTATTTTGAAAATATTTATAATAATTATATAATAATATATATGCTATTGATATAAATACAAAATACTTGAAAAAATCATAAACTAATATTTTTTTATTTTTATGAATTAAATCTATTATTTTTGCAGTTATGTATGAAATACCATTTGTTTGAATAATATTGATAATAAAACTTGTAAAAACCATTAAAAATGTATTAACATATTCTTCATAAAAAAAATGTTGTAATAAATTATATACAATATTCATTATATATAATTAGCTAAAATATTTTTTGTTATCATATTATGCAGTCACTAATGTACAACTCTATATTTGTAATTACAATATTATGTTAATAATTTGATATCATTTGGAACAACACCATTAATATAATAATAATAACTTTGATCAGTATCATATACACGAAACGTGCTATTGTCTTCAAATAAATAAGAAGTATAACTATTTATATTAGTTTCAAATCCATTGACGGTGATTACATATGAATGTACATAAATAATAGTAACAACTTCTCTATTATTAATTGGATTACCTTTACTATCATTAGCAAATGCTGTACCTTCAACATTAGTATAAATATTTATATATACAGGAAGACCTATATTTAATACAAAATTTATATCATCTATAACACTTTCAATTTCGTTATCAGATAAATGTGATTGGTTAACATAGTTCGTTAAATGATGTGCATATTTGTTATATACTACATCAGTATGAATATCAAAATCTTTTTTCATTATATATATTCTATTTATATTTTATCTAAATATAAATATAAATATAAATACAATATAATTACATTTTATCTAAATAAATACAACATAAAATTGACTGCATATTGCAATTGCGAATACAGAGCTATATTAGTAACAATATACAGATAATTTGTATATACAATTTATATACAATTTATATATATAATTTATATAAAGAACCAATGGTCCAAGATATGGAAGATTATGGACAATTTATAGAAATAGATATAATAATTGATTCGAATAATAAAAAAAACGATGATATTATTATACCAAACAATATTTTAAAAAAAACAAAAGATATTCCATATATCATTATATTTGTAAATGGCATATGTTTTATTATAGTATGTACAATATTCTATAATATTCTATAATATTTATGTATCACCTCCATTAAAATAATTATATAAAAGATTATCTGGATTATGGTTTTGAACCTCTCCACATATCATAACTGCACTTTCGTACATTTTACGTAAAACATCACTTGGTGCTGTCGAACCTATTTTTATAAAGCCTCTTTTCATAAGATATGATTTTACTTCTTGAATAGGTACTTGTTTTAATAATTGTTTTTTTGTACTAATATTATTACGTATAGTTTTATTGGATACTAACACAGAAACTTTCGGTAATACTTTTGATTTACCAATTTTATATGTACGTCGTTTTGTTTTTTTTTGTTTCATCTTTTTAGGTTTCATCTTTTTTTTCATTTCTTGTAATTTAATAGCAGTCTGATTCATTTGTTTAACACGATCTATTGCTTCGTTTATCTTATTTTCTACATGTTGTGAATTATTGCCACCAGTTTGATTAGATGCTAAGGGTTGTGTACTTGTAGTGGGTTGTGTATTTTTATTTGCATTTGTATTAATAGTATTCATGTTACCACCAATAGTAATAATAGGTTGTTGAATATTTTTTCTTGTTTGATTCATATAATTTCTATAGGTAGGTAACGTACCATTTTTCAAACAACCATATTGTGGCGGTTGTAATATATTCAATTTCATAGAAGGAACATTAGTAATATTTGTAGTAATAATATCATTCAATGGTGCTAATGTATCTAAGCTTGGTGAAAATAACATAGAAGTGGGGTTGTTTGTATAATTTTTCAGAGTGTGATTTTTTAAATTTTGTTCCACTTTATTTTTTTCTGTCAAGTTCTCTAAAAATGCTTTTGCTTCTTGAAATTCTTTATTAAAATTATTATCAACTGGCGTGGTTTTAGTTGGTTTATTATCTTCAAATAATTTTTTATATCGATCTTCTTGATGTTGACGTATCATTTTTAAAATAGACCTTTTTTTAAGAGTATCATCTTTTTTTTTTGCTGCATTAGTTTTTATTTTGATTTCACTAGTATTTTTTGCGCGTTTTTTTCTAGTTGTATTATTGGAAAATGAAAATAATTCTGGATTTATTGTTAAAGTTTTTTTATCATTCATATGTAGTATTATATTATAAAATGTTTTATATTATATCTACACATATGGAAAAGAATAATATTACAAAATATATAAATTCCTAAATATTAGGAATTTATAAAAATCATTTTATATATGATTGTCTTTTTTGTTTATTCTTTTATTTGTCTTTATTTTTTAATTTTATTACCACCATTTCTATTATCATCAATAAACAGCGTTTTATTATCGATAATATTTTTGAAATCTTCTTCAGTATTTGTATTTCTGTCAAAAATATTTATATGTTCACTGCCATTATTCTCGAATATTAACAATCTATTAATATCATATCAATATCTCCGCATATTTCAGAATTTTTGATTCTTTATTTTTATGTACGAATTGTATAATTTTTCTAATGTACTTTTCATATTTTCTAATACAGTTTTGAAACTATCTTTACTTATATCGGGTAATCTAGGAGCAGGTTTTGTATAATCATTTTGGAAATTTTTTATAGATTCGTACGCTGTACTTTTATTTCTTTCTACTAAATTATTAAATCCAACTAATGAATAAGAAATAACTACTTTATATTGTGATTTTATCTATTTTTCATTCAACAACCATTTTGGAATATCTTTTCCATTAGTTTCAAAAATAACATGTTTCAATTGATTTTCTGCACTTATCAAATTTGCATCGTTCAAATCGTCACATGAAAAATTGTATGCACTTAAACAACCTTTATTTTTTCTTATTTGAAAATAAGCATTAGAAAACTTGTCTAATAATTCTTTATTAGGATTATGAATGTATTAACGACGTCTATTGGATTTTAGGTGAGTTTTTCTAGACTTATTTTTTCTTGAATTTTTGGATTTTTTCTTGCGATGCGTTTTACGTTTACCACCATGTAGATTTAATGGATTACTATGATGATCTTTAAATAGTAAATTTACTCCATTATCATCGTAATGATAATTTGGTTTTGTTCCAACAATAACGTCAGTATCTTTTGGTCTTCTTTCTTCAAAAGTAGGTGTAGGTGTAGGTGTAGGGGTAAGCTCAGAATAATAGTCATGTTTGATTATTACGTTTTTAATTGAATGTGGAATGATTGCTTTGCCATATGGATATTCTTTAATAAAATCGTCCCAAGTATTGCTTTTACGCAGTTTATCAATTGTAGCGTTTACCATTTCAGTTGTGCCATACGTTCTAATAACCTTTTCTATATCTACTAATTTTTGTTCTTTGGAGGTTAAATCACTACTCATCTATTTATATATAATAATAAAATAAAATATAACGCCTAAATTAATAAAACGCGCAAAAATAATTAAGTCTAGAGTTTCAAATTCAAGCATCGTCTTTCACTTGTGGTAATAAAAAAGCAGGGTTAAGTAAGACAATCGGCGTTAAAGAAACAAACCCAAATGGGTAAGCACGCCTATTGATTTTACACTTTCTTATTTTTTTGCTCTGTAAAATGGGCGTTTTGAATGAGAAAAGGTGTAATAATATCCATTACTTTTTGTTTGTATTTAGTATCATTTTCTACTAAATCATCAACTAATATTTTTTTAAAATTACTATTATTATTGTATTCAATATTCAAATGTTTTTTTGATTAATCCAGTTTTACCAGAACCAGTCGCTCCAGCTGTTATAACAAAATACTTGACGTCTTCTTCTACCATATTGTACATATATAATCTATAATTTCCTAAATATAAATACTATTCATAAAAACCGGTTCTTTTTTCGTTTTTTTATTTTTCATAAATACATCATATCCATTTTTTATATCATCAAAACTAATAATCTTACGTAATTCTTTGTTTTTCATATAAATACGTCTTCCATGTGTAATTTTTACATAAGTTAACAAAAGTTCCATATCACGACCAAAATGTTTGAAAGATGTTTTATTATCTTCAAACCATTTTTGAAGCTTTACATCATCTACTTCTAATGACCATTCTATATCATTAATTTTTTTCTTAAAAATTTCCATCAATTCTTTTGATGAATACTCTTCCATAGTAAATCGCCAAATAAATCTAGATTCTAATCCTTTATTTACCTTAAAAAAAGTTTCATTCAATTCGTCCTCATAACCTGCTATAATAACCATTAAATCATTTTTATGATCACTCAATGCTTCACATAACGTATCTAAACATTCTTTTGAATAACTATCTTCTCGATCACCACTCGCTAAAGAATATGCTTCATCAATAAACAAAACGCCTCCCAAACATTCATCGATTATTTTTTTAGTTTTTATCGCGGTCTGTCCTAAATAACCAGCTATTAATTCACTTCGTGTAGCCTTTTTGAATACATTTTTTTTCAATATACCTAGTTTTGAATACATCCTACCTATTATTTTTGCGATTTCTGTTTTACCAGTTCCAGGTGGACCATATAACACTGTATGTTTGAAATCACCTGTTTCTTTTTCTTTACCTAAATGTAATTCTTGAACAAAATATATCAATTGATCCAAAATAGATTTTTTCATAGTTTGAATACCAATCATATTATTCAATTCTATCAATTCTTCTTTGATATTATGTAATGATTTCAAATCAATATTATATTCAATATCATCTTGATATTCGTTGTTTTTTATGATAGAAAGAATATCATCCAAACTATTTATTGATACATCAATCAAATGTGTTTTTGTTTTTGTTTTTATTATTTGTTGTTCATTGTTTAGTAGTATAATATTTGCTTCGTGTTCCTTCTGCCAAATTGAATATTGGTTTGGAAAAAAAGAAAAATGAAAATTATCATTGGTTTTATTCCAAATAGAAGAATTATGCATTGAATAAAAACTATTATCTGAAATGTCTATATTGCATTTTTTAATGGCATAATTATATTCGTATCGTTTACCTGAAAAACTTGGATCTGTTAGTTTTTGTTCATGTATATTGTTTTGTATTGCATTATTCAAAATAGTATATTCTAAATAATTAAACTGCATTTTTTTATCATATGAATCTAAAAAATCAATAAACCGAGTTGATTTTTTATTAGTCATTTTCTATATAAATAATTATGTATTTATCTTAGTTTTACAAATATAAATATATATACGTAAAAATATTTATAAATAAAACAAATTAAAAAATTGAATTTATAATATAATTAACAATCGATTATAAATATAATCGAAAATGTTGAGCTACGAAACAAAATCCAATAAAACTGATCAGAAATTAAAAATAAAAGCACCCAAAAAATCCGTTGTATCGAATGTAGAAACTACATTCATAAAAGAAACAATCGAAATCGAGGAAAAAATAAAGAAACAACTGGAAGATAATGAAAAATTGTCAGATAATGAAAAAAAACTATTAGAACATTTGGGAAAATATATTGAAGAACCATATCATATTATTGAATCTTATTTTGAAGGTCAACATCTCGAACGATTAGTTCGTCATCAAATTGAATCATATAATCATTTTGTAAATTATCAAATATTACGTACTATACAAATGTTTAATCCTGTAACTATTCGCTCTGAAAATGATTTCGTAATAGAAAAAGATAAATATTTTTTAGAAGTATTCATATCATTTACTAATTTTAAACTATATCCACCACAAATACATGAAAATAATGGAGCAACGAAAATAATGTTACCACAAGAAGCTAAATTACGTAACTTTACATATGCTTCTACTATGACTGTAGATGTTAATATAAAATATGTCATCCGTAATACTGAAAATATGGATGTACCGAAAACAATTGAAAAAACATTACCAAAAATCAATATTGGTAAATTACCAATTATGTTAAAATCATCTATTTGTGTTTTGAAACAAAACGGACATATTAATCCTTTATATACAGGTGAATGTTCTATGGATTGTGGTGGTTATTTTATTATAAAAGGATCTGAAAAAACTGTATTAGGTCAAGAACGTGCAGCAGAGAATCGAGTATATTGTTTTGATGGTAAAAATACTGCAAAATGGGATTGGTTTGCTGAAATTAAATCTGTTCCAGATTTCAAATGTATTTCACCGAAACAAATTGAAATGATGATTTCTAGTAAAAATAATGGTTTTGGTAATGGAATATTTGTTTCTATCCCTCGTATTAAACAACCTATAGAATTATTTGTGTTGTATAGGGCTTTAGGTGTATCAAGTGATAAAGAAATAGCAAAATATATTTTATTAGACATTGAAGATGAAAAACAAGAAGATTTATTAAAATGTTTACAAGCATCTATGATTGATGCTAATAAATATATGATACAAGAAGATGCTATTAAACATATTAGTAGTTATGTTGCTTATACACCACTTAATATGGATAAAGAAACTGGTATGCGTAAAAAACGTGAATTCACCATAGAAGTTTTGGATAGCGATCTTTTCCCACATTGTCAAACACTTCAACAAAAATTGTATTTATTAGGGTATATGGCTAAAAAACTTATTCAAACTAGTTTGGGTCATTTACCACCAGACGACCGTGATTCATATGTCAATAAACGTATTGAACTCACTGGAACACTCCTTAATAATTTATTCAGAAACTATTTCAATAAATTAGTAAAAGAAATGCAGAAACAGATTGTTCGTGAAATAAATACTGGATCATGGCGTTCAAAGGAGGATTATGAAAATATTGTTAATATGACGAATATTTATAAAATAATGAAATCTACTACGATTGAAAATGGTATCAATCGTGCATTAGCTACTGGCGATTTTAGTATTAAACAATCAAATAGTAGTAAAGTCGGTGTTGCACAAGTGTTGAATAGGTTGACTTATGTAGCTAGTCTTAGTCATTCTAGACGTATTAATACACCATTGGAAAAAAGTGGTGAATTGATTGCACCTAGAAAATTACATAACACGACGTTCGGCTTCTTATGTCCTGCGGAAACTCCAGAGGGCCAGTCGATTGGTGTAGTCAAGAACATCAGTTATATGGCACATATTACTATTCCAACCAATAGTAGTTCACTATACGAATATGTTAAACCATTTTTGGTAAGTGTCAATGATACAAATTCAGAAAATCTTTATAAAAAAGTCAAAGTATTTGTCAATGGTTGTTGGTTAGGAGTTACAGAAACGCCCATCGAACTATACAGCGATATGAAAGACAAAAAGTACAAGGGCATTATTAATATTTATACGTCTGTTATATTTGATTTTAAAATGCTAGAAATACGTATTTGTAATGATGGAGGAAGACTCACTCGGCCGGTTTTAAAAGTAAAAAATAATCGTGCAATTATAGACAGAGATGTTATTGATAGATTAATATCAAAGGAATTATCATGGAATGATTTACTAACAAATTGTAAATTGAATGAATCGGTTATCGAATACATCGATCCAGAAGAACAAAACTTGGCAATGATTGCTATGAAGTGTAAACATGGTTATTTACAGGACGTCAATCATATTTTCAATTATACTCATTGTGAAATCCATCCTAGTACAATTTTCGGTGTTTTGGCTTCTTGTATTCCTTTCCCGGAACATAATCAAGCACCTAGAAATACGTACCAATGTTTATCACCAGATGAATTAGTTTGGATGGCAGATGGAACTAAAAAATGTATTAAAGATGTTTTGATAGGTGATAAAGTATTATCATTTAATCCAGAAACATTAGATATTACTGAAACAAATGTAGTAAATCAATTTGTTCGACCAAATGAATTTCCTATTTACAAATTGAAAACAGTTAGTGGGCGTGAAATAATTGCAACAGAAGATCATAAATTAATGACTAATAAAGGGTGGAAAACCATTGGTGAAATGAATAAAAATATAGATGAATATAAAATCGGTATTTCAATAAATAATCCCATTTTGAAATATGATAATAATTCAATAAATGATAAAAATAATATTATAATTGATGAGAACACGTTTTCTGAAAAATTAGAATTATTAGAAATAAACAAAAAAACTATAGAAAAATATGTAAATTCATTGAAAACACAAAATTTATTACCATTATTCAAATATGAACGAAAATTAGAAATTATTTCGAGAATTATTGGTTATTTATTATCAGATGGATCAATTAATATTTATATTAGAAATGGTGTTAAATTTACACAATGTCAATTTGATTTTGGAAGAGAAGAAGACGCTATTGAATTCAAGAAAGATTTATCAATATTAGGATTTAAACCTTGTAAAATAACAGAAAATATTAGAACTTTCAATAATACATCTCATCACACATTCCATTTATGTTATAATGGTTCATTTCCTGCATTTTTGATAGCATTAGATGTAAGTTATGGCAAGAAAACAGAAACATTAAGAAATCCAATACCTTCATGGATAATGAATGATACAGCAAATTGTAGGCGTGAATTCTTAAAAGGTTTCCAAGGTGGTGATGGATGTAAAATAAGATGGAATAAATTAAATAAAAAAGGATACAACTTTGTTTGTGGAGAAACGTCACAACAAATAAATCCAATGTACAAAGAATCGTTGATAAATTTTATGAATCAATGTGTAGATATTTTGAAAGAAAATGATATTATTGTTAATAATGAAATTACTGAAAAAACTGTAGAAGATAATAGAGTAAAAATATCATTCAAAATATCTGATGCACAAAGTAATTTAATTAAATATTATGATACAATTGGGTATGCTTATTGTAAAACAAAAAATATACAATCTTTCAAAATAATTGAATATTTGAAAGCGAAAAATGGATTTTCAAAAAAATATATAGAAAGTGTAGAAGTTATCCGAAATTTATACGATAACGGAATGACTAATACTGAAATAGCAAACAAATTAGATATAAAAACTAATTATGTAAGCGATGTAGTTAGAAGTTATAAAAATGGACGAAAAATATCCACGCCAAACATAAAAGAATTCAACATTGATAACTGGATGAGTAAAGATGTAGAAGAAAAAAATAACTGTATATTTATCCCAATTGAATCTATCACATCAGAACCAGATGGGTTTGTATCAGATATAGAAGTTGAAAGCAATAATCATTCATTTATAGCCGGTTCAAACTTTCTAAGTTCAAATTGCGCCATGGGAAAGCAAGCTATGGGAGTCTATGCAACAAACTACGATAAAAGAATGGACAAAACCGCATACGTATTGAATTATCCGAGTAGACCTCTCGTCGACACACGTCTCATGAATATGATTTATTTAAACCGAATCCCTTCTGGAACGCAAATTCACGTAGCTATTATGACACATACTGGATATAATCAAGAAGATAGTGTCTTAGTCAACAAAGGTTCTTTAGATAGGGGACTCTTTTTGGCAACAATTTATCACACAGAAAAAGACGAAGATAAAAACATCATTCGTGATGAAATTATTCGTTGTAAACCAGACCCAACAAAGACAAAGGGTATCAAATTCGGTAATTACGATAAATTAGATCCGAGTGGTTTTATTCCAGAAAACGAATTAGTTGAAAATCGTGATGTCATTATTGCAAAGACAATCCCAATCAAAGAAAATCGTAATGACCCCACAAAAACAGTAAAATTCGAAGATCAAAGTAAAACATTCAGAACAACCGAAGAAACCTATATTGATAAGAACTATACAGGTAGAAATGGTGATGGATATAATTTTGCCAAAGTCCGTGTACGCGTTTTAAGAAAGCCAGTCCTTGGTGACAAGTTTTCTTCGCGCCATGGGCAAAAAGGTACTTGTGGTAATATTATTCAGGAATGTGATATGCCATTCACTAAAAACGGTCTACGACCAGATATCATTATAAATCCTCATGCTATTCCATCTAGAATGACTATTGCGCAATTAAAAGAAACCTTGCTTGGTAAAGTACTTTTAGAATTAGGCATGTTCGGTGATGGAACTAGCTTTGGTAATTTGGATGTAAAGACTATTTGTAGCGAACTTTTAAAATTAGGATATGAAAGCTATGGAAATGAAGTCATGTATAATGGTTTGACTGGTGAACAATTAGAAACTAGTATATTTATTGGTCCAGTCTTTTATCAAAGATTAAAACATATGGTGAATGATAAGCAACATAGTAGATCTATCGGGCCGATGGTAAATCTTACTAGACAACCAGCTGAAGGCAGAAGTCGTGATGGTGGTTTCCGTATTGGTGAAATGGAACGTGATGTAATGATTGCACATGGAGCATCCAGATTCTGTCGTGAACGTTTATATGATGTATCTGATAAATATACTGTATATGTTTGTAAGAAATGTGGTATGATTGCAGCATACAACGAAGGTAATAAAAAATATAATGATTTTACAATTCATTTATGTAAAACATGCGATAATAAAACTGATTTCGCATTAGTAGATATTCCTTATGCTTATAAATTGATGGCACAAGAATTACAAACAATCAATGTCGTTCCACGTATTATTACCGAATAATATATATTTACAATAAAAAATATAGGCAAAATTGCCCATATTTTTATATTTTTTTTATTTTTATATTTTTTTATTTTTCAGGATATATTCTATTTTTATATGTTTCTAGATTTTCAGTTCCCATACGACGATTACATTTAATACAACCTGCTACTAAATTATCCAATTCATCATTTCCTCCATTTTTTTTTGATATTATATGGCATGCCTCAAAATTATACATATCTATTATATCTTTACACACATAACAACTACCTACATCATTATTGTTTGTTTTTAACCATACATCCATCCTTTCTTCTTTTGAAAACTGTTTTCTTGTTGATATTTGAAGCTCATTTATATTATCTATAAAATTATTGAAGTTTTCAATACATTCATTAAAATAATCAATTCGGAGTTGCTTTGTATTCTCATCACGATTATTAACCCATAATTTCATGTTCTCTGGAGTCTGTGATTTTATCCACTCACGCATATTTTTTATGAATGCTTCATTTACTACGAAATCTCTAGAAACAATGAAAGCAAATAATGCAAAGAAAGGAATCGGACCAAGTTTTTTATTTATTTTTGAAAGTATTTCATAAAATTTTTCAATATTAGTAGATAAATTCAATAGATCTTTTTCGCTTGATTCTAAATAAGGATGTTCATCTTCGATATAGTTGGATATTTCAGCGTCTGTTATTGAAAAGTATGTTGTAGATGCATTTGAATATTTCGAAATTAAATACAAACGAATATACCAATGAACGAAATATGATTCACTTGCATTTCTTATACAAAAATCTTGTATCAATCTTATTACTTTGTTGTTAAGATTTTCTTCTTTCATATAGTTTATCAATGGAATATGAATGTAAGACTTGTATAAGTCAGAGTTCTTCATCTGCACACCATCTTGAAATGATTTAAATATTGATATGCGATTTTTATATTCTAATGGCTCATTAATTTCTGCGACACTTAAAATAAAATCATCAAAATGATTTCTTTCCATATCAGTCAAATAACGGTATGATTTACTAGGATTACGAGCAATCCATTCCTTAGTATGAATAGATTCTTTATAAAATACATTAATTGTTGCACTTCCTATTTTCTGCTCCCAAACGATTAAAATTGGTTTTTTATTATTTGGCATTTTAACTGGTATAGATTCACAATAATGTTGAATTACAGTTAATCTATGATGACCATCTATGCATTCAAATTTAAAACCTAATGATATTTCTATATCATGAAGTTGATATTTATAAAGATAAAATGTATTTGCACATCTACCTGTCATTATTGTTTCTATAAATTTATTCATTAATTTTTGATTCCATCGGTTAGGTCTCTGATAATAAGGAGCTAAATTAAGTACATTATTTGGCATATAAATATGAAGAACCAAACTAATACTTAATGGTCTAAAAATAGGTTGATTTTTCATTATTAAATTTAGGGACGACATTGTTACATAAAATTGTTTATTGGCAATTGGTTGATAATTGGTTTTTATTTGTTGAATTATTTGATATTCAATTTTTTACTACAGAAAACGCGTTTTTCTTTAGTAACAAAATATTTTTTCTCGCTATATTATAACCTATAAAATGACAATTCTAAAAAAAGAAAAAAAAGGCAATCTTACAATATATACTGTAGGAAAAGATTTTGATGATGCGAAAATGGAAAAAAAAATGAATAAATTATTAAAGCGTGATGACATCAAGGATATTATTCATGATGATGCGGATGTTTTTACAGAAGAAGGTAAACTATTATTAAGATTTAGAAAAAACGCTCTTACCGATACAAATACTCAAAAATTCTATGAAAACATTATACAATTTGCCAAAAACGTTTCTTCAAACCGTGGTAATGCTACTGGAAGTAAAAATAGATCACTTTGGACAAATCCAAAAGTAATGTCGAATATATTCGGGTTTTTTGATCGTTGGTCACCTAGTCAAAAAATAATTTTCAAAAAATTATGTAAAAAACCAGCAGTAGATGTTCGTGAATGTAGATTCAATATGGATTATCCAGAAAAATATAAAGAAACTATACCACTTATAAAAGAAGTCGATGAATTATACAAAAAACTTACACCTGACCAATATGCAAACCAATACAAAAAAGCAAAACAAACACATTTCAAGATACCAGGAACTAGTTTTACTACAGTAACAACAAATGTTAATTATCAAACATCGGTACATACTGATAAAGGTGACGACGATGAAGGGTTTGGTAATTTGGCTGTAATTGAACAAGGCAAATACAGTGGTGCAGAAACTTGTTTCCCACAATATGGAATAGGCATAGATGTTAGAAATGGTGATATATTATTTATGGATGTTCACCAACCACATGCAAATTTACCAATGATAAAAGAAGACAAGGACGCGATACGTTTATCTATTGTATGTTATTTAAGAAAAAATGTATGGTTGAGAACAATGAATAAAACAAAGAAATTCTATGAATGTCATAGAAAAACTATGAAAAAAATGAGGACAAAACAATAATGATATATATTTTACACCGTTGAAGAATTATCCGCATAGCGGTTGAAAATGGCTATAAATGATTATCTAATTCATCAATACTAATTCCCATATCTAAATATTTTTGAATTCTTGAAGGGTGCATTGTTTTTTGTATGAGTTGTTCCTTGTAAATATTACAACGCGTTTTTATTTTTTCATAATCATAATCAAGCATACTTGGCACGCGTACTAACATACCCAAATCAATTTTATATGGATTTTTTTCTAATAAATGGATAGCATTTGGATTTCTGGTTAATCGCCACCAACAATCAGCTGTTAATTTATCCAGATTTTGTTCTATTAAATCTATAGCATTTGGATTATCTACTAAAGCAGCCCAATCAATCTTGTCTGGATTTTGTTCTAATAATTGGATAGCATCTGGATTTGGATTATATGATAAACGTCTCCAATTAATTTTGTCTGGATTTTTTTTCAACAAATCAATAGCATCTGGATTTGGATTTTCTGATAAAAACACCCAATCAATATTATCTGGATTTTGTTTCAATAAATCCATAGCGTTTGGATTTTGCGATAAACCAGGCCAATGTATTTCATCTGGATTTTTTTTCAACAAATCAATAGCATCTGGATTTGGATTTTGTGATAAACCACGCCAATTAATTTTATTTTTATTTTTTTTTAATAAAGGAACACCGTTTGGGTTCAATGTGAACCAATACCAATAAATTTTATCAGGATTTTTTTCTAATAAATATATAGCATTTGGATTTGGATTTAATGATAAATTGTTCCAAATATTATCATCTATACTATTTTCAATATCAATCCATTTGTTTATTTTGTACATTTTCAAAAAATAGTATTGTTATATTTTACTGATTACAAATTGTTTATAAAAACAAATCAATTTTTTTATAAAATGGACGTTTTGAATGATAAAAGGTGTAAATTATAAATTATTCCATAAATATATTTTCTATAATATATATCCCTTGTTTCTATCTCTCATTGTAATATTGATATAATCTACATTTTGTAATTGCGATTTCAATAAATCTTCTATTACTCCTGCATCACTACCATTTATTTTCAATGTAGCTGGTTTTGATACGGTGTTACCATCCATCTTTTTTTTAACAATATTTATTTTTCTTACATTTTCATTAAATAATCGCACTGCATGTAATAAATATGGTTTACTTAATCCTTCTCCATTAGGAACATCTGAATTTATACTTACGAAACCTTCTTGTTGAAAATATAAACTCAATAAAATTACTAATACTAAAATAATTGCTAAAATAAGATAATACTTCATATATATTTATATTTATATTTTTTTTACTATAAATATACCAAAACATCGCTAAATTATTATATAAATCATTTTTTTATTTTCTTTGGGTTTTTCTTTTGTTTCTTTTTCCGCCTCTACTTCTTGAACTACTTCTTGATCTACTTCTTGAACTACTTCTTGCTCTTTTTTTTCTTGACGCACTATTTGATCTGCTTCTTGACCTGCTTCCAACAGATTCATCAGAATACACGACGTTATTCATTTGGCTGTCATAATCATCTATTAATTTTAGTCCTTTTTCTCTACATATTACTTGATATTTTTCATATCCCATTTGATTATTTGACACATATTCTATAGTATCACCTATTTGAACATCACTACTATTATCTCGTAAAAATGAATGAGCAGTTCCTTGACCTTCGGATACAACGTGATTAGTCATATAATCTATATAATATAAAAATATTTTTATATCTTTGAAATTTTCAAATTGTTGTTTATACAAAATAAATCTATGTTCTAATATCATATGCAAGAAAATATTGATAAATTGACTTTGGAATTACTAATAAACAGAAATCAATACAATAAATATTTGTCTCAAACAAATCCGGAAAAATACAAACAACAACAAGAACATTTAGACAAAATTGCTAAATATAGGGGTAATATTAATTCCATGTTCTCACAATTACTAGAAAATCCAGATAAACAAATTACTACTAAAGTAAATGAGAGTTTTGACAATTTTATGAGAACTTGTATTAATCATTTTGAAATGAAAGAATTAGACTATAAAAGTTCGCATGAAAAAGAAGTTGAAGACGACGATGATATCATGTTTGGAAATTGTGAAAATGAAAAAGAACCTTTAATTGATACATCATATGCGGCAAGTTCTCTTTGGGGTAAAAAAATAAAGAAGAAAAATGATGAATCAGAAGATAATGCTGCCACCGGAGTTCCGTCTTATACAACCGTAGCCGGAGTCCCGTCTTATACAATAGATATGTTTATGAAACAAAAGAAAAATAAAAAATAAAATATCCATTTATTTTAAGTAGTAGTAGAGGACCTTATGAATTTTTTCCCACAAAATCCATTCAATTTATTTAATTCAAATACTAAAAAAGCAAGGCATCATAAACATCGTAAAACAATGAAAAAAATGAATTGTAGTCCAGCAGTCAAAGGAAAAACTATTGATAAAGAGACATGTTATACAAAAGATATTCTATTTAAAATAAGAGATGCGTATAATAAAGGGCATAAGTCAGATGAAAAAATAATATCAAAAAATCCAAAAGTTATATGGAATACATTACGAGAACGTTTAGTGAAATGTGAAAAAGAGGATTGTTGGTTATCCGAATTAACTGACGCAAATCTACGTAAAGAGATTGAAGATTATATATTTGCACCTGACCAACCACCAGAATGGAAAACCAATAAAAACGAATGGTTATCCAATATTGATATTTCAAAAGTAATGAAACAATATGAACATACTTATAAAAAATTCAAATTTATCGGACCCACTCCAATTGATTTTGCAACACGTGTTCCCGAACGAGGTGGTAAATGTGTATGGGAAGAATTATGTAATTTGTCTATCCAAAAATTGTTGAATCAAGGAAAAACAAAAATCGGTATAACATTTAATTTAGACGATCACAATGGACCCGGTAGTCATTGGGTTTCTATGTTTATTGATTTAGATGATAAATATGTTTTTTATTATGATAGTGCTGGAAATGATATACCAAAAGAAATAAATGATTTAAGAAAAGAAATTATTCACCAAGCCCGGAATCTACCCCACCGAAAAATAAAAATGAGATTTTATAAAAATTATCCAGTTGAACATCAACAAGGTAATACAGAATGTGGTATGTATTCATTGTTTTTTATTATTACAATGCTTACTTCAGAAGTGGAAGGTAAATCTAAAATATCTTTAGCCAAAAAAATAAAAATGTTTAAAGGTGGAAAAATTCCAGATTCCTATGTAGAAAAATATCGTAATGTTTATTTTAATTATGAATAATCCGGTATTATTTTGTTATAATATATATACTTTTATATTATAGGATATGAGTTCTGTTGAAGAATTTATAGAATTTGTAAAAAATTCTGCTAAAACTAAAGTATATAAAGAACTAGATATTGAAATTCCCGTTACTAGCAGTAGCAGCAGTAGTAGTGAAAAACTCCATAGAAAGCCAAGAACAAAAATAACTCTTGATTTTTATGATAATTTACTAAAACCAAGTGAAATAATACAACCTAAAACTGATTATACGGAAGTAATAAAAGTAACAAATTATAAACTAAATAATAAACAACGTATATGGACCACTGAAGAAATGCTTTTAAGATTCAAAAATGAAATTGCTCATTTAAAAGACAATTCTGTAAAACTACCAGTGCCTGCCATGAAACATGTATCAATATTCAAATACAATAATGGTAGTATATCAAATGAAAATACTAGTACTTCCACTAGTAGTCCTGATAACTCTTCTCCTCTACCTGATATTAAAAATGAATCTATGAAAAATAATAACAATACTGTAATTGAATTTGTAAAAAAAAATGGAAATGAACCCGACTATAAAAGATTTACGGATTTTTTCAATGATAATAATTATCGTATATATGACCCAGAAGGAGATGGTGATTGTTTTTTTTATGTGGTTGAAGAGGCGCTTGATAACCCATCAATAACCGTAACATCTTTAAGACAATTTCTTTCGGGAAAAATAAATAATGATCAATTAAATATATATCTTCATGATGAAAACCAAACGTGGATGAAAAATAATAATATCAAGTCATTACCCGACTTAAAAGCACATGTTTTAAAAATAGGCGGATATTATGCAGATGAATTTGCCATATCAGAAATAGAAAAAGAATATAATATAAAATTCATTATTTTTTCAGAAAAAGATAAAGAAACTAATGTTTTAATTAAATGTTTGAATGATGTTGATATCAAAAAAAATACAATGTTTATATTAACATCATATACGGGTATCCATTATAGGTTAATTACATACAAAAATAAAAAAATATTTACATTTAATGAGTTGCCTGAAAAAATAAAAACCCAGTATAAGAATGATTGTAGAAAGGATCTAACTTAATCCTCCATAAATTCGCTAATGCGGTCTATCCAAACATTTCCCATATCATTTTCATAAGTCACATCTTCATTCGTATTCAAATACAAAACGCGTTCTACTTTATTGCATTGTAGCAGCCATTTATCGTGATACTTTTTACATTTTTCTAAATATTCCAGAGGAATGGCGGCTTCGCCGCCGCGGCCGCGTTTGCCAATACGTCGTTCACACACTTCTGCATCGGAGTCAATATAAACATACCCCGATACCGGATACGTCCCCGAATATTCATCATATATTTTTTTATAAATTTGATAACACACATCTTCAATGATACCATCATCAAACAACATCTTGGCGAAAATTTGGCAATCGGCGTCCAGTGACCTTTCGCAAATAATAACCATGCAATCCGGATTTTCACGAACAGCTTTTGCAATGGCCGAATAACGGGTAATATAGGCCATTACTTGGAATGGAAACGCATATTTAGTAGAATCCGCATAGAATTTTTGTAAGATGTTTTCGCCGGATGCATCGCGGATGTTTTCCCATACATCAACCGGTTCTTTTATGAAAACGATAGTTTTATCGTCGGCATATTTTTCTTCCAATTTTGATAAAATGGTGGTTTTTCCTGTGCCAATATTTCCTTCAATACTGATAATTTTAGGCATATTAGTTTTCTTCATTTTGTTCAATAACAGTTATTTAACAAAATATATTGGGCGTAATCATTTTTCAATTTTTTGTAATTTATGGAGTTATTTTTTATCACTATTATATAAGAATGTCACAACGTATTTTACATTTTGCAAATGTTCAATATTTAATATTGAATATAATAGCACATGATGTAATTCATGATTATGGAAATGCAGATTCCGATAGATGGAAAGGCGTGCGACAAGTATTACAAGGGTTTTATAGTCAAAATACAGTAGGCGGTACCAAGTCAACTACAATGACAATTACAAAATCAGCACCAATAAAACAAACTCCACTTGTATTAAGAGTTTCAATACAAGAAAAAGATCGGTTAGACGATTATAATATAATTCCACACTTACAAAAATTCATAAATGATATTGAAAATGAAATTATAATGAGTTTTTTTCATATTTATTTAACTTGTATTAAATACCATGATGAAAAAAAGAAAGAAAGCATAGTGCTAAAAGAAAGAAGAAAAGAAATAGAAAGAAGAAAGAATACCAGAAGAAGTAGAAGTAGAAACAGCAGAAGAAGTAGAAGTAGAAACAGCAGAAGAAGTAGAAGTAGAGATAGAAACAGTAGAAACAGTAGAAACAGTAGAAACAGTAGAAGTAGTAATGGCGGGGATGGAAGCAGTGATAGAAGGAGAAATAGTAGTAGAAAGAAAAGAAGAAGTAGAAGAAATAAAAGAACTAAGGATATTGAAGAAAAACTGTTATATAGTTCATACTATAACAAAGTATTGGATTATATATACTTTATAAAACACATACAATCAGTGCATCCATTAACACCAAATAGTAATGAAATTGTGAATATATATTCTGATATATCAGATTTATTTTATAATTATTTGGAAGAAAAATTTGGTGATAAAAATATAGAAACCATTTTCAATAGAAGAATAACAAAAATAAAAAATTCAACACAACAAAACGTTGATCCAACCAAACCATGTTCTACATTAACCAGTTTAGAAGACATCTTTTGTCATTTACATGAATTTTTTAAAAATGAGGAATATAATAGATACATAAAAACGGTAATTTATTCATATACTGATATCAAAAATAAACAATTCAACAAAAGGGGAAGACCGGCTTCATTGGAAGGAGGTAAAAATGTCAAAGAAAAATTTTCAGAAGAAGAATTATTTCAATTATATACTAGCGTTCAAACATATATTAAAACCACTGAATTTATCTCTATGCAACAAGAAATGGTTGAATTATATGCTCAAATGGCAGCCATTGATCAAATGCCTATTCCACCAGAAAATTATCAAGAAAGTATAAATGCTCTACGCAAAGAATATAATAAAACACGGGAAGTCCTAATATCCAATTTAGCAGTCCAATATACAGAACGTAGTGGAGATAAATATGCAAAAACATTACAAGAAATACGTATAATATCAGAAAAAATACCAAAAAATTTTGATGTAGCATCAAATATACTTAATGTAATATCGTCATCATTGAAAACACCGGAAAAAATAGCAAAACAAAAAATAGAAAAAGAAGAATCGGAATCAAAAAAAATAGCAGATGATGTTCGCCGGTTAGAATCTGGAAAACTTACTACCAAAGATAAGACATTGGTAGGTAAATTCATGAATTTAATAGCAAAAATGGGATTACTACTTACAAAATCTATAACTAGAACAAAAAATGGAAATGAATGGGATCATAATGTCAACCGTGCCTCTTCTGAGCCAACGACCTTGAAAGTGGAAGTAGATTCATTATTATATGTTGCTGACATAGCAGGAGGAAGTATATCAAATAAGGATATAGATACAATATTAATAAATCACTATATTCCACAAGAACCCAATTATAATTATGCTAGTTATCTTTATAAACGAGGTGAAGAATTAGAACAAAACTTGAATTGTAGAAGTGATAAAAAATATATAATAAATAATGCGGCAGCAATTGGTTCTTTAAAAAAATATGCATTTTGTCCATATACATCTATTATTGATGGAATGTCTACATGTTCATGGAAAACTGCTAAAACCGATGGTATTGAATATGGTAACATGGATTTTAAAATAACCGGAAATGATGACAATTCATTGTATTATAATGGATTTTTAAATATACCAGACGATAATAATTATGATGGTAATTATCCGACAATTATAGATGTAGGGTTCAATGTGAATTTTCCAGGTTTTGAAAGAGTTGAAGGAAAGAAACGAGTAAATATGAAAAATGTGGATGTGTTAGATGCAGCAGTAGTATTACGAAACACATTGTTGACCATATTATTATCTATTCCAGATTTAGACTATGAGAATGTTTGGGATGATATTTATAATAGATTAGAGGAAGATGTCAATGATCCATTAGATGCTACAAATACAAAACAAATAAAAATTTATGCATTAATATATCGTGAAATATTATTCAAAGGAGTTGGTGATTTATTTCAAGAAATAAATGCCGTGGCTAAATATGGTGGATATACTACTAAATATATTTGTGATCAAGATATTTATAGTTACCCGCAAGATGGAAATCAAACACGCTGTTTCCTAGCCAATGACCGACCATCTGGAACAAGGTTTGTATACATGTTATTAAATGGACAGGAGAACGAAATTAATAAAAAAGCATTTGGTGGATATTACGCGACCAGTGGTGAAAAGGACGTATTAGTAAAACGTTCTGAAAACGCAAATATATGCAAATAAAAGTTGTAAATATGAATTTACTATGTCAATAAAAGATTGTTTGAAAAAGTCTTGGAAACGCGGTGTTTCAAGATGTCAGGTTCTCGTCCACTCGTTGGAAATTCTTTATTTCCATAAATATCTTGTAATAATAACCATTCAAACAACCCTCCTGGATAAATATAAATATTACTGAACCCTAACCCGCGCAATTGATTGTATTTTGTATCTACACTATTGTCACTGGTATTTTTACCATAAATTAGAAAGGTTCTCGTATTAAACTCAAATTTATCCAATAAATCATTCACCATTTTTTCCTCCAATTCAATTGGCACCGTATTTTTAATAAGGCAATTTTGTTCGTTTATTCCCAATGTATTAATCAATAAATATTTATCGGGGGTCTGTATTGCAAATTTAATATCTTCAAATCCGATTTTAATAGGTATATTCGGAGTAAACCAATTTTTGAACATTATTTACAATGAATATATCTAAATATTTATGCCATTTTACGCGAAAAATGTCTCTCATGCGAAAAATACAAATCTTTGTACATAGACAAAAAAGAATTAAAAAACAAATATGTATATTTTTATCTAATTTATGTATCGGTAAATGGATTGAAATGGACCCGGTTATTGGAAACAAATCACATTATTTATCACACTATTGTTTTCAGGTAGTGTATGCAGATTTATGAGTTGGTTCATTTTGTATATGATTTACGTATAGTTATATACTATATGCAAATTGTTTTATGTGGTTATATGTTTTAGAAAATAATACTTAGTATTTTGTTTATATGGAACTATCACTATTTATTCGTCTTTTTACACTGTCTATTGTATTTCTTGCAGCAGTCTTTACTATTTGACTGAATGGTCTTTTTAAGATAACAATGGCACTTACTATGTCATCTGTGTTTTTGTCATATATTGAAATATTACTATTTTTATCGCTCTTGTAGTGAAAACGAATTTCTGCATCTTCAGGCATTTCTAGGTTAACACTTTTATATGGTCGGCCTGATTTGTGCATAATTTTTTGGTTGATCGTATATTTACCATCTTCATCGTTCTCTTTTAGTATAACGTCGGCTAAAGAAAATGTAATTTCACCGACTTCTATCATTCCATCATTTGTGGTCGCATCATTGTCAAAAGCCTTGATTATAAATCTTTCACGTGTATTTTCTTTCATTGTTTTTGCTAATTTATCGAAAAACGTATATTCTTCTCCGAATGATCCTCCTCTTGTGTTCTTTGTTTTGTTTTGTTTTGTTTTGTTTTGTTTTGTTTTTTGTTTTTTGTTTTGTTTTGTTTTGTTTCGTTTTGTTTTGTTTTGTTTTTTAGTTTTCATCAAAGTAGTCATTGTAATATATATATATATATATAATTTTACCAGTATCTATTTTTGCATGGAATATTTTGATTATTTTGCTAAATAAAATAAATAAGCATCTATTGTAATATAAATAAAAAAATAGAAAATTGAATATATTTATTGTAAAAATAATAAATATATCATAAACTAATACAACAATGGATTTGACACAAAGTAAATTATCAAGAACTGAATGGAACAGTATTGAAGTTCCAGTTTCACAAAGTGAAAAAGAAATACTGAAATTGATTGACGACGGTTTCAATAATGTAAATATAAGATACAATAGTAATCAGTCATTGCAAACAATCATCAAAATAGATAAAAATGAAGAAATAGAAGCGTTTCTTTATACCAAATATTTTGAAGAAAAATTCAAAAAAATAAAAACACAATATGAATCGGTAACCCGCGGTGTTAAATTGGATTTTGAAATTCCAACCATACCGCAAAAAACTCTAAAAAAATTGAAAAAAGCGGATATTATACGATTAGAATGTGTAGATTCTACTATCCAAAAATATCGCGAAAAAATATTGGAATTCGTTCAATTGGATTTGGTGGAAAGTATGATGGCACAAGAATCCATTAGTTTGAAAAAAGATAAAAATTTGAATAAAAATGATAAAAACGAATCAACCAAAAGCATCATATTTTGTGTATATACTCTTATTCAATTCAAAAAAGCTTCCATTACAAATAAAAATAAATATGTAGAAACCGTTGTGGACAGTTTTGTTCAATACATTTTGAAAAATGTGGAAACAAAAGATTTTGTGTATAAATCGCCTGAAATCATTGAGAAAAATATGGATATTCTCAAATATGCAGACAAAGAATTGTTTTCCCATCAAAAACAATTGTTCTCCATTGTGAAAAACAAAAAAGAATCACCTAAATTAATATTATATACTGCACCCACTGGAACGGGTAAGACACTTTCCCCGATTGGTTTAACTCATAGTTTCAAAGTCATTTTCGTATGTGTAGCTCGCCATGTGGGTCTAGCATTGGCTAAATCAGCTATATCTATGGAAAAAAAGATTGCGTTTGCATTTGGTTGTGAAACAGCGTCCGATATCCGTCTACATTATTTCGCAGCCACGGATTGTATTCGTAATAAAAAAAGCGGCACCATTATGAAGATAGATAATAGTGTAGGAAATAAGGTAGAGATGATTATATGTGATGTAAAATCCTATTTAATAGCAATGCGTTATATGTTGGCATTTAACGAAGAACCCACCATAATTACGTATTGGGATGAGCCGACGATTACAATGGATTACGAAACCCATGATTTGCACGAGATTATCCATAAAAACTGGGTGGAAAACAAGATATCCAAAATGGTTCTTTCATGTGCTACTCTTCCAAAAGAAGATGAAATCGCCGAAACCATTATGGATTTCCGTTCAAAATTTGAAGGCGCCGAAATACATACTATACAAAGTTATGATTGCAGGAAAACCATTTCACTAACCAATAAAAATGGATATTGTGTATTACCACATTTATTGTTTTCAAAATATGATGAGTTATTACGAAGTGTAATGCATTGTGAAGAAAACAAATCATTATTGCGATATTTTGATTTAAGTGAAATTACAAGGTTTATCCGATATTTAAATGAGAACGAACTGGTAGATGAAGAATATACAATAGAATCGTATTTCGGAAATGATGTATCTAATATATCAATGGATTCTGTCAAATGTTATTATTTAGATACATTAAAACATGTAAGTGAAGAAAATTGGAATACTATCTATGAAAATATGAAACAAACACAAACGCCTAAATTTGGGGTTCATGGAATTCATAAATCAAAAAGTGTAGAAACTACATTATCGCTAAATACGCCAGCTTTAAAACGAGAATATGGAGGCGGTTCATTAATGAGAACAACGAGTTTGACATATACACCTCATGTGCCTTCGGTTAACCATGTGCCTTCGGTTAACCCTGTGCCTTCGGTTAACCCTGTGCCTTCGGTTAACCCTGTGCCTTCGGTTAACCCTGTGCCTTCGGTTAACCCTGTGCCTTCGGTTAACCCTGCACCTCTGGTTAACAATGTGCCTTCGGTTAACCCTGTGCCTCCGGCACAACCAGTAACAAAAGGTATATTACTTACTACGGAAGATGCTCATACTTTGACAGACGGACCTACAATATTCTTGGCAGACGATGTAGAAAAAATCGCTAAATTTTATATTCAACAATCAAAAATTCCGGAAAAAATATTCAATGGATTGATGGAAAGAATAGAAAAGAACAATGTTTTACAAAAACAAATAGATACTCAACAAAAATTATTAGAAGATTCGTTGGGTAGTGAAATTGAGAAATCAAAGAAGATGGAGCGCGAACAGTTTAATGGTGAAACACGCAAAGTAATGAATGAAATCGCGCGTTTACGAGAACAATTTAACAATGTGAATTTAGAACCTATGTATATACCCAACACGAAACAACATCAGCAATTATGGATACCGAATGAACAAATGGTAAAAAATGCGTTTGTTCCAAATATAGATGAAGAAACAGTGAAAGATATTATGTTATTAGAGTTAGATAATTCAATGAAATTATTGTTATTATTGGGAATAGGTGTATTTGCAAATCATCAAAATACTCAATATATAGAAATAATGAAACGTTTAGCATACAATCAACAATTATATATGATAGTAGCATCGTCGGATTATATATACGGAACAAATTATCAGTTTTGTCATGGATTTATAGGAAAAGATTTAACGATGATGACCCAACAGAAAATAATACAAGCTTTAGGAAGAATCGGACGAAACAATATTCAACAAGAATACAGCGTTAGATTTAGGGAAGATAATATGATATTGAATTTATTCCTTCCAAGTAAACAAAATATGGAGGCTATTAAAATGTCTATGTTATTTTGTGAATAAATATCTATATTTATTATATAATGTCACCTTGGACAAAATTTGCAACTAATTTTTTTAATCAACAAAAAAAGAAGAATCCTGAATATAAATTCAGTCAAGCATTAAAAGATGCGTCAAAAGAATATAAGAAAGGTGGTTCAAATAAAAAAAAGGGAGGAACAGAATTACCAGGAAAAACACCAGAAGAAGAAGCAGCAGAAAAAGCAGCAGCAGAAGCAGCAGCAGCAGAAAAAGCAGCAGCAGAAGCAGCAGCAGCAGAAAAAGCAGCAGCAGAAAAAGCAGCAGCAGCAAAAGAAAAAACACCAGAAGAAATAGCAGCAGAAGCAGCAAAAAAAGCAGAAGAAGAAGAAGAAGAAGAAGCAGCAAAAGCAGTAGGAACCGAATCATCAGGAAACGAATCATCAGGAACCGGAACATCAGGAAACGGAACATCAGGAGAAATTGTAAATGGTGGAAAAAAATCCAAAAAAAATAAATCTAAGAAAGGGGGTAGTAAATCAAAGTCTCAAAAGAAACAAAAGAGACAAAACAATAACAAATCAAAAAAAGGAGGTAGTAGATCAAAGTCTCAAAAGAAATCTAAGAAATAAATAATTTATTTAGTATAATAAATATGATACCTATTTATTATAATGAAGTTTGAACAAAAACGTGCATATACAAAATATAATAAACATTCCTATGAATGTATGAGAACCAATGGAAGGCAATTTATTGTATAATGGACCGAATATTATTTTTGAATTCATCACGTTCTTCATTTAATATTTTCCATTTGTTCATATTTACTCGGAATTCAATTTCTTTTTTATCTCTAAATTCCCAGAATTTGGCTGCATCTTCATTTATAAGATACAAATCTCTTCCAACAGATACTGAATTTTCAGGTATTTGGTCGGGTGATTCAATTACAATCGGTTCCGTGTTTGGATATTTTTTTTCAAAACTTTTTTCTTTATTTATTTCAATGTCTCTTTGAATTTTGTCAATTTTAGATTGATTCGCTTTTATAAAACTATTGTAATCATTTGTAAGTTTTTGTTTAGTCTCGTCATCTATTTTTTTAGAAACCCATATTTCACGTATAAAGATAGTATCTTCAATCATTAGCTCATATTTTTCAATATCGTCATGTGCTTTTTTATTTTTTTCAGAAATAGCTTTAATTTCATTTTTGATTCTATTAATTTCTTTTTTGATACTTTTTTCCATAGGTTCAACATTATCAACTTCACCTAGACGTTGTTCTAAAACTATTAGTTTCTCATGATTTTCATATGCAAAATCTTCTAATTTATTAATTTTATTTTCTAATGTTTCAATTTTTACGTCTAATTTTCCAATTTTTATGTTTGATATTTCAGTATAATCAAAAAAATCTTTTTTATATTTTGAATTTGTTGAAAATAATAACAATGTTTCCAATGATGTAGGATTTTTTTGTAAAATGATATTGAATGCTTTTTTTTTCATTTTTTTCAATCTTTCTTTTTTCAATTCTTCTAAATCTTCATTTGGGGAAATAGAGGGCGAAGATTTTCTACTTTTGTTAGAACCGGGAGAACTTTTTTTAGAACCGGGAGAACTTTTTTTAGAACCGGGAGAACTTTTTTTAGAACCGGGAGAACTTTTAGGAGATGGCGATTTTCTGGTTTTGTTAGATGATGACATTATATATAAAATAGCTATATTTTTATTATGTAACAAAAATATAGGAAAATGTCAAAGTATTGTAATTGTTTTGTTTTTACAAAAAATGATACAATCATTGATACATGTAAAACAGAAAAATTAGTAAACACGTATGATTCTATCCATAAATCAAAATCAAATGAAGTAAAATCCGATTTTACTCAATTAGAATATAATAAAACACTAAATGAAGTAAATAAAATAAAACAAAAATTATTTGGTAACACAACTAAAAAATTATAGACGTTTAGCAGTATTAATTGCATATGGATTACTACTTAATGCACTCAAAATTTCCGGTGAATTTCTATCTAAATTAATATTAGAATATAAGGAAGAACCACTGTTACCCTGTAGACGGCCCATACTATTAATATCAGGACTTTGTGCCGGCATGGTAGGGACAACCGAACGCGAGTTTTTCATGTAGGCATCGCGATTTGTATTGGTTATCATATTAACATCGCCATTCATTAATGACATATTACCTTGAACCATGTATCCCTGAATAGTAGACGATTTTATATCATTGTTACGTTGTTTATATTCAGCATCATACGATCTTACTTCACGAGAACCAGCCCCGGCGCCGGCTACGCCGGCGTAATAGAAATCACTAGTGGTTTGTCTATTGTTCTCAATTGGTTGATGTGAAGTTACATTATATGCACCTCCATGTTGATTTGCATTTACATTCATATGAAATTTAGAATTTTCAGTGGTTTCACGAATAGTAGGACCAGGTCTATCCGCAGGATTAAATACATATGATTGTGCAACTTCGGATTTAGGGTTTTGATATGGTCGTAATGTTCCAATCGTATTTTCTTTACGAGATGGACGTAACATATCCAATAAAGGAGCAACCGCGGCACCAATAGCACCACCTACGCCTCCGTAGTAATCTTCTTGTTTGTTTGCAGTTCTATTATTAGGATATGCTTTTTTACTTTTAATACCATAATCACCTTCATTTGCAAATTGACGGCCATTTGCATTTGCACCAGCAATAGGAACAGCACCCAATTCAATATTGGTAGATGGCATGTATTCACCTGGAACATAAACAGAAGCACCTGCTACGCCTGCTGCACCAATATAATCAATATTAGTATCAGCCCGGTTTACATGTCGTTCCACAGGAATTGCACGTAAAGTAGGGGCTTTTTCCGCACCAGTGGTAGTGAACCAACGGTCTTCAAACATTTCAAATGTAGTATCTGGGCGATTTTTCTCCATTTGACCAATACTGCCTAAATTAGTCACATGACTCATTGCAGGACCTTCGTGTCCAAATAATCCTAACCCACTGGATTTTGGTTTGTTTGCAACACGTAATCCATCCACGTTTTTATCTAACCATTGTTCTCGCATTGCCATACCTGAATTAAATCCACCAGAACCTTGTGTAGTGAATCCTAAACCTAAACCAGGAGCAACTTGTTGTTCGGCGAATGGTTTCACATTTGCCATACGACTACCGACATTAACCCGTGATTGATAGAAGTCGGTATTAATAGGAGCACCATGTGCCCATTGATAATTCTCAGAAGGTGAGAACAAAGGAGATTGTTCTTTTTTGCTGTATATTTGAGAACCTGAACCATTCATGTTGTCTAAAACACTTTCATTGGAATTGGCGTCTGCCGGTGTAGAACGAATATTACTACCGAAAAAAGGAACCATATTGTTGTGTTGAAAATAATTACTATCTACTTTTTCACCAGTTAAAGAGTAATATTGAGAACTAGATGGAGAACTGGACTGCAATTCACCGGATTTCATAGGAGCTTGTGGATTGACAATATTGGAATTTACACGTGGATTGAAATATTTATCGGTGTATACATATGGCGCATCAAATTTGTTATCATGTGATAATTTACTGGTTTGGTCAGTTTCACCAGAGACAATTGGAAATTCATCCGGATAATTTTTGTTAGGTATATTTGTGTTAGGTAATTCTTTATTTGAAAACGATTCTTTTGATTTTGCAGATGTTTTTGATTGATTATTCATAACATATAGAGAACCAAGTGCTAATAGTGGTATTCCTAATTCCATTTATATTATATAATTATATATAACTTATATAATATTTATTTGTATTACACTAACTAAAATAAATCAACGTATTTGAGAACATTCGATATTATTTCCGCCTAAACATAATGATTTTCCTGATAAATAATAATCGGCATTTCCTTGAATAATGGGTATAGTAGGAACAAAATTATCTTTTTCTAAAATACGTGTTTGAATATTAGAATGAAACCCTTTTTCTAAATTAGCCAAAGGATTTAACCAAGGTTTTTCCCATCGTTTATGTTCTAAATCCCTATACATCCATGCAGGATGACTTGCCCTGGATTCTTCTATAAATTCCGGTGATTCAGAGTAATATTGAGAACTGGATGGTGCCGCATATTTTTTATATGAATTTTCATCAATTAAATCACGATTTAATTTACGGGATAAACCAAACAAATCACTTTCTAAATTGACAGTATTTGTCATAGTATTTGCACCCCATTTTTCTAATCTAATTTGCGGGTCCGCAAGATATGGTAAATTTGCACCGGGGCCAGGGGTATTCAAATGATATCTACCGGCAAAACTACTTATTTCGGATTGTTTTTTAATTCTGTGAGGGTCATCATGAAAACGAGTAAATGCCATTTCAAATATTTTGAATATAGTTATATTATAGTTAAAAAATAAAATGGCAAAAAGATTTAAATAATATAATTAATATACTTTATAACGATGACAGAATATATTCGTTTTAATATGGCAGATGATAATATTGAAAATATTAAAATTAGTATGGAAGAATTGGAAAAAACGCCTAAATTATGTTTGAATATGATTGTCAAAAATGAAAGTAAAGTAATTGGTCGTTTATTAGAATCCGTTACTCCGCTTATTGATTCATATTGTATTTGTGATACTGGTAGCACAGATGATACAAAGGAAATTATTCGCGATTTTTTTGAAAGTAAAAACATTCCAGGTAAAGTGGTAGAAGAACCATTCAAAGATTTCGGATATAACCGTTCAGTTGCATTAAAAGCATGTGAAGATATGGACAATGCTGACTATATATTGTTATTGGATGCAGATATGATATTAAAAATCGGTGAAAAAACCACCCCCCATGAATTTAAAAAGTCATTAGTGCATGATGTATATCACGTGTTCCAAGGGAATGACGATTTCTATTATAAAAATACACGAATTGTAAAGAATCGTCGCGGTATGTATTACTGGGGAGTAACCCATGAATATGTAAAATCGCCCGAAGGTTCTACAACATCTCGTATTGAGAAAGACATATTATTTATTAATGATATTGGAGATGGTGGAAGTAAGGCTGATAAATTTATTCGTGATATCAATTTGTTAACAAAGGGATTGGAAGAGAATCCGAACAATGATAGATATACATTTTATTTAGCTAACAGTTATCGTGATTCGGGAAATTATGAAAAAGCAATTGAATATTTCAAAAAAAGAATTGATATAGGTGGATGGTATGAAGAAATTTGGTTTAGTTATTACAGCATAGGAAAATGTTATAAACATATGAATGACATGCCAAATGCAATTTATTATTGGTTGGAAGGTTACAATTTTTTCCCAAATCGTATTGAAAATTTATATGAAATTGTAAGTCATTATAGACATCTTGGTAAAAACCGTTTAGCGTATACATATTTTACAATTGCAAATACAGAAAGAACCAAACATCCTGAACGTGATTATTTATTCATGCAAAAGGATGTTTATGATTATAAATTAGATTATGAATTTACTATTATTGGATATTATTGTAACGATCACAAATTGAATCTACCACAATATTGTATGAAGGTATTGGCACATTCAACGTGTGAAGAACATACTGCAAAAAATGTGTTGAGTAATTATAAGTTTTATACATCAAGATTGAAGGATTGGGATACCAGTGTTGACCAAAATTCCGAATTATTGAAGAAAGTAGGAAAAAAAATGATGGAACCATTTGCAAATGAATTCAATTCAAGCACTCCTTCCATGTGTATCAATGACAAAGGTGATTTGGTAGTTAATATACGATATGTAAATTATAAGATTGATGACAATGGCGGCTATGTTAATAAAGAACATATTGAAACCAAGAATATTATAGGTGTATTTGACATATCCAATCCATTAGAATGGAAACAAAAAGACGAATTTCTTCTACAATACAATAATGAAATTGATAATTTGTATGTAGGATTAGAAGATGTTCGTATTCATTCTTATAATGGTAATGTGTATTACAACGCAAACCGCGGTCTAAGTTACCATAACATAAAAGTAGAACATGGAGTCATTGATATGAATGAAGGAGTAACAAATTCTGGAATCATTTCAAAAGCAGGACAACATGATGTTGAAAAGAATTGGGTAATATTCAATGATGCAAATAATGCCCAAAAAATGATATACGGATGGCATCCATTGGTAATAGGAAATGTTGAGAGTCCAACTCGTGATTTTGGAAATATGGAGTTTGCACAGAGTCATGCAGTCCAAACACCTGTTCTGTTCCGGTTCTTGCGTGGTTCTACTAACGGCGTTACAATTGGAAATGAAATTTGGTTTATATGTCATGTAGTAAGTTACGAAGATCGTCGTTACTATTATCATATATTTGTAGTATTGGATGCTGCAACTTATCAATTGAAAAAATATTCAACTCTATTTACATTTGAAAAGGAGAAAGTTGAATATACATTGGGATTTATTCATATCAAAGATACAAATCAATTCTATATTGGATATAGTTTAATGGACCGCGAAACCCATTTCATGACAGTTTCAAAACGCGTTGTAGATGGAATGATGATAACTGTATAAAATAAAATACAGAATATAAAAATATAAATGTAAATATAAAAGGAAAGAAAAAATGAATTATGTTTATTTATCAATTATTTCATCAACATTTATTGTTATCGGTTATTTTCCTGAAATTTATGTAACAATATTTCAAATAAAAAACGTTGATTCAACAAAATATTCATCAACATTGTGGTTAGTTGGTGGAGTATTAGGGACAGTTTATAGTGGACTCAACAGTGCTGATACATTAATAACTGTAAATTATTCTGTCAATACATCATTGAATCTATTGACTTTGCTTTTCAAACTATATTATTATTGGAAAACTACAAAAAGTGATATTTGTAACAAAACAGTGGATAATGAAAATTCAATTGAATTACCTGTGTAACTTGAAATATTTATGTAAAACAAACATTATTGTCGTTTCAGATTATATATTTATCATTCTTCATCAATGGGTGAATATGCTGCAGTTTTGCATGACCCAAAAGTTCGTCGGTGCCATTGAGTAATACCATGTTCTTTTATTCCATCTAAATGTCGTTTTGTTCCATATCCAACATGACTATCTAACCCATATCGCTGTATCAAAATAGGATATTTATTACACATTTCGGCAATATATTCGTCATGTGCGACTTTCGCCAGAATACTCGCAGCAGCTATACATGTATATTTATTATCACCACCTTCAATCGTTTCAAATGGGATTTCGTTGAGACTTTGTGTTTCTTCATCAAATATAATATGAGGTGTAAAATAATTACCATCAATTAATAACATGATTTTGCGGGTATATTGTTCATCATTGGGTTCTGGTATATTTTCTAATTTAGAAAGAACTTGTTTGATGGCCTCATGCATACCTTGCATGACACATTTTAAAATATTATGTTTATCAATTACATCATTTTCAATATATTGAATATTCCAAGCAACAGCATGTTGTTTTATATATTCAGCAGTTTCGCGCAATTTTTCTTTGTTAGTGAATTTTTTACTATCTTTCATCAATTCATGGGAAAATCCATGTTTAGGTAAAACAGTGGCAGCAACATAAAGCCGTCCAAACATAGGCCCACGTCCGGCTTCATCTACACCGATTTCATATTGATTACATATATCATGTGTTGTTTCCAGTGGTATAACTGGTTTTCTTGTTCTTTTTTGTTTGATTTTTTCAATAGAATCTGATTTAGACATAGATTTAGACATTTTACATAGATTAAATTTAAAAGATAGGTTCAATTTTTTATACTATGAATCATAGTATAAAATTACATAAAATAAAAGAATAAAAGAAAAATTCTTTTCGGCAAATATAATATATATTAGTATATAAATGTTAAAACTGAAATTTAGTCCATTAATATTATTTATTATATTATTGGTTGTATTAATTTTTTCGACAATAATATGCAAAACATGTTTTTTGAATAGTAGTTATGAAAAAGAGGGGTTTGTAAGTTATCAACAAGATAAAAATACTACATTAAATCCAAATACTATGTATAATGTAAATTTACCTCAATATTCAAGTAAAAATACTGTAACAAAATTATATGATAATTTATTCTTTGACGTATTAAATGGAAATGTAATTGAAGTAGATTCATTACAATATTCAGCCGCTGGTAATGTATCTGGTAATGTATCTGGCAATGTAGATACAACCGGTTCAAGTATATCAAATATATACATAACTACCCGTAGTAATGCAAACATGTCATATGCTACTTCTAGAATTAATGGTGTTGTGCAAGCAAAAGATGTTTCCGAAAGTTTATCCAATACTGTGGTAAGTTCATTCAATCATTGGAGTTATGTAACAACTGCAACTACAACGGATAAATATCAACTATTATACTTCCCTTGGGGTGATAGCACATATATTCATATAATTAAATTGAAATCATATCAAAGCACAGCATTTACTCCTAGTCATATTACAAGTATATTATTTGGTCCAGGCAAAAGTATGTCAAGTAGATCTTACACCGATGGTGGTGGTTCTTTCCAAACTGGCGCTGGATTAACAATTAAAAATCCAGAGAATGACCCAAGCACTGATAAATATGTATATGATGATTATTATGATGTGAATAAATCAGTTTATCAATTGAGTAAATATGTCAAGTTTGATAGATCCAATGCAAATCTATTAATAAGAACTGATGCGGGTATAACTGTTCGTGGTAGAAATGGGTCAGTTACCGTTTATAATAGTAAAGGACAAATAAGAAATACATCAAATACTATTGATAATAGTGATTTTAGACCATTCATTGAAAAAGAAAGTGAACAATTTTTTATATTGTATTTACCTATTTCTACAAAAACAATGATTGTATTAATAAAGTTAGACCCATCCGATTCAACCAGATTCAAAATTGAAAAAGTAGTTCGTTTTAACAAAGATGGGATTGAAACCGATGCAGGAACAATGACAAACAGCGGTGTAACACCTACTACATTTGATTTAAATGAATTTTATACTAAATATTGGTTAACGTTCTCAAACAGTGGAAACCCATATATATCCGAAGATTATTTATTAAAAACTCAAATTGTTCCACCGGTTTGTCCATCCTGTCCATCCTGTGCATATTCTGCCGGAACTTGCACCAATTGCGGAGGTGTAGGTGGTTCTGGCACATTAAGTGGTGATGGAACAACACTTGTTAATAATAATGCTACCGGAAGTGCTATTATATCATCTGCTGGTGCTGTTGTAACTGGAACAACTGGTTCAGATAAACCATTAAATAATGCAATTAGTCAAACTGCAAATACATTGAATACAGCTATTGGAAGTGGTAGTGCTCTTGGAGCTAAAGCATTAGATACTACATCTGATGTATTAAAATCCACCGGTAGTGGAACAGTGGATGTTTTAAAGTCGGGTTCCAGTGGAGCAGCTGATTTATTAAAATCAACCGGTAGTGGTGCAAGTGATTTATTGAAATCCGGAGCAAGTGGAGCAACTAATTTATTGAAATCTACTGCAAGTGGAGCAACTAATTTATTGAAATCCGCTGGCACTGGATTAAAAGAAATTGCAACCGATAATCGTAATGCTGCATCTAATGCACAAAATACCAGTGGAACCGGTGCTCTCTCTGGAACCGGTGCTCTCGCTGGAACCGGTGGTGTCGCTGGAACCAGTGGTGTCACTGGAATCGGAATGTCAACCCGCGGAGTGAACGGAATTGATAATTATTCTTATTATGGCGCATTACCATCAAAGGGCGGTAATTATATTCCAGTAACAGCAGATTTCAGTGCATTTGCTAAATAAACAATTCGTTTGAAACAGATTAAAAATAAATAGTTATTTTCTAAATAACTAATTATGGAAATAGATAATTTGAACAAAATATTGAACCGGGAAGAAATTTCAAATAAAATAAAAGAAATATTGCTAAATTTTGACACCAGTTATAAAAATATGAATTATAAAAAAGGGATTTATTTGTATGGTTCTCCGGGGTGTGGAAAAACTCATTTTGTTATGAATATTCTAAAAGAATTGAATTATGATATTATAAAATATGACGCAGGAGATGTTCGTAATAAAACATTAATAGACACAATTACCTCTAACAATGTATCAAATCAAAATGTATTGCAAATGATGAGCAAAACACGTAAGAAAATAGCTATTGTAATGGATGAAATAGATGGAATGAATAATGGTGATAAAGGCGGTATTACATCATTAATCAAATTGATAAGACAAAAGAAAACAAAAAAACAGAAAATGGAGAACATGACACTAAATCCAATTATTTGTATAGGAAATTATTATGTAGACAAAAAAATAAAAGAATTAATGAAGGTATGTAATATATTTGAATTAAAAAAACCAACCCAAATACAAATAGGAAATTTACTTGAAAAATTGCAACCTGCTATCAAAAAATCATTGATCAACCCATTGATTAATTATATTCAAGGCGATATGCGAAAATTAATGTTTATTCAGAACATTAATGATAAAAAACCGGAATTAATGAATATTAATACAATTACAAATATATTTCATAATAAATCATATAATGAAGATTCAAAAACAATTACAAAAACATTATTGAATAACCATATTGCAATTGGACAGCATAATGTGTTTATGAATGAAACTGACCGAACGATTGTAGCACTCTTATGGCATGAAAATGTAATTGATGTAATTGAAAAAATACCACAAGATAAATCTATCCCATTTTATTTGAAATTATTAGAGAACATTTGTTTTGCAGATTATACGGATAGAATTACATTTCAAAATCAAATATGGCAGTTTAATGAAATGTCGTCTCTAATAAAAACATTTCATAATAATAAAATATATCACGATACCTTTCCAGAAAACAAAACAAAAATTAATGATATTCGTTTTACAAAAGTATTAACGAAATATTCAACGGAATACAATAATCAACTTTTTATTTATAATTTAAGCCAAAGTTTGTCAATGGATAAAAAAGATTTAGTAGCATTTTTTCAAGAATTAAGACTTTTTTATGGAAATGATTTTTATAATGATTCTGAAAAAATGGTACAAATTGAGAAAATTTTTGATAACTATGATATCAATAAATTGGATATAAAACGAATGTATAGATATTTAGACAAAAATGTTAAAAGAGATGCGGTAAATGAAGATGAAAATATAGACGATGATGATGAATTTATATAGTGTTATCCAAAAACTACATATGGATTCTGTTGAAATTTAACATGTTTTTCACTGGTTTCGGTAGATTTTTTTAATTTTTCAATAGTAGATTTTTGTGATTCAATGGTAACCTTATACCGTTGTATTTCATTATATATATTATTGTATTTTTCTTTTAATTCTTTATTTGATTTTTCTAATTCAGTTGTGTTTGCAAACGATGAACTCTGTGTCTGTTGAGTAAATGGGGATGGCTGTGGTTGTTGATTAAATGGGGATGCAAACGGATTGGATGATGAAGTATTTATATTTTTACTCATTTCCAGTTTTTTAATATATTCATTCATACTATTGATTTGCTGTTGTTGTTGCTGAATCATATTTATAACCTCTTGGGAAGACAATGCAACAGGTTCTTTACCAGGTTGTTGTAACATAATAGGACCATATGCATTTTGTTGTTGCATCATTTTAGCACGTTCTTCGTCAATTTCTTTGATTTGTTTCAATACATCGGGTTTCATTTTAGGTAATCCCGGTTCATATTTGTCCAATAACTTATCAATATCCTTCAAAAAGAATTTTTTAATATGTTCTTCATCCTTGAATTTAATAAACATATCTACTGTTTTAGGCGACTCTTTGAAAACATCTGGATGCGGATTTTCTAATAATTTACGTTTATCAAACGTATTATGCTCATGTGAAAATACTAAAATAGTTTTCATGGGGTCTAATTGGACAAACGGAACCGTATAACCTTTCAAAAATGCTTTTTCCTCAGCTAACGCGGCGTGGTTTTCATATTGTGTTTGTTTCAATAATTCAGCCTTGAAAGCAAATGTCCCCGCAGTGGCATGATTGGGACCATATGGACCACTTTGATACATTTTTTTAATATGCTTGAAATAAATATACATTTCACTAGAACCTGCACAAAGAGCATGGGGGGACGATGTTAATCGTTCAACTGCGTGAGAAATACGGTCAGGCGGATAATAATCGTCATCATCCATATAAACGATAATAGAACCATTGGCTTGTTTATGCATATAATTACGTTTTTCACCAAGCGACATTTTTTTATCAATGGTAAAATATTTTATTTGAGGAATATTAGATTTTTCTATTAAATCGGCAATTTTATCAGTGCCGTCATCTACAATAATCCATTCAATACGGTCTTTTGGATAATTTTGATTACGAAAACAATCAAACATAATAGGAATGAAAGGTCTACGATTAAATGTAGGAGTGCATACACTTACAAGTGGATGTTTTTTTTTCTTTTTATCAACCATTTTAAATATATAAATTGTATTATTTATATATTTTTATTATAGTTTAATATTTAATCTGTTTTTTCTTTCATCATATCTAGCATTTTTTTTATTTTATTAATATATGCAAATAATGAAATGCCAGAAATAATTAGTATATTTATTAATGAAAACAGCATTTTGTTAATACCGGATTTCACGTTTAATAAATATATAATCAATCCTGTAAAAAAGAATAATACGAAAATAAATTCATACAAACATTTATAAATAATTTCCAGCAAAATTTTTAATATTTTCATCCACCAAGGTAATGAATCAGGCGGGCATTCGTTCATACCTATATTTTTGATAGAGTTGTATAAAAATTCATTAATATTGTTTATAGTAGTTTTGAAATCTGTGGTTGAATAAATAAAAATTGCAAAAAACGAATGAATAATTATGTATCCTAAAAAAAATATTCCGGAAATACCAATATTAACAAGTGTAAATATTAATTTGAATAAACCGCCGAATAATGTTGAAACCGGTGCTGTAATTAAATTGAAATAAGTAGATACAGTCTCTGATACATTTGTTGGAAATAGAGACATTAACATAGTAAAAAGAATAATTGCATATAACATGTTTGTAAGTGAAGGACTTTTTTTAGTAGAACCTCCAATATACCCCAAAAATGTATTTTTAATTTTTGTAGAATAATTACATACCACAGTTGCTATAATAAAAATCATTATTGAAAATAATAACATAGGATTCAATACTGTATCCATTGGTTTGAATTTCTTTGAAAATTCAATTATACCTGGAACGTCTTTCAACAGTATTTTATTAATTAGAAAGGTTGGAACAGCTAAATAATAAAAGAAAAACCTTAATATTGGTATAAATGATTCCAAGAACTCAAAATCTAAATCAGTGTTAATTTTTTGTCCACCTTCTCTATAAATTGTAATAAAAATCCAATTATATGTTACATATAAAGTAATCGGTATTGATAAAATATAATACGCCTGATTTTTAATAATGTTTATATCACCTTTTCTTGATCTAGCCCTTTTATCTCCCAAATCATAAATTGTGCCAATTATTTTGGATAATGTATCATCAACATTACCAAATAATAGTTTGTTCAATAAGCCTATATAATAACGTATTTTACTAAAAAAATTAGAAAGAGCGCTTTTTTTACACTTTTTATTAGTTAATTCTTCTTTAAACCCTTCTTTTTTTTTATTTTCTTGTTCATTTTCTTGAATATTTTCGTTGTTCTCAATTTTTTTATCCGATTTTTCATTTTCATTTGGTTCATCATAAATGTTATCTAATTCCTCTATGTTTTTAAAATTTACGTGTTTTTTTTTCTTATTTATCTTTTTAATTTTTTGAATGATAATTTCAGTGTCATTATTTTCGTCATTTTTCGTATCTTTTTTGGTAATAGTTTCAAGGTTCTCCATTATACTATTGTTTTCTTTACTAAATGTTTTGGTTTTCCATTTTGTTTCATTATTATCTATTTTATCCATTCTATTATATAATTAATTATATAATAGTATTTGATAAAAAACAAAATTATCTGGCATATAACATACCACAATTTCCTCCAATAAATGACAAAATATTATATCGTTCTTCATATAATGTCAAATTGAAATTGTATTCATATAACCGCCAATTTTGTTTATTAATACCAATTGCATTTCCATCTTGGTCACATACAATATTGAATGTAGAATTGACAGAATCCAAAGTAGGAACATAGGTTGTTATTTCTAATTCTATGTTCTTGAATTTACTTAAATTAATTGCCCCGGATGGTTGATATTCAAATGGACTAGAATTCAAACAAAAATTATAACAATATAATCCTTCTTTTGCAAATCCTTGGGTTCTCGTATATTTTTCAAGATAGTCATATACTCCCCGTGTCAAAATATTTTCACGGTAATCTCCATTCAATAATATTCCCATAGTTTCCAATATTTCTTTGCGATTTCCTGAAAAAAAATCACCAGTGTAAAACAAACCAGTGTTATCACCATTAATATTAAACAATGGACCATATATAAATGAAGGGTCACTTGATTGTCTAGGGGCCTCTGATATATCAGACGGAATAGATTTGTATGGCCAATTTGTATAATTACTCCATTCATTTCTCAGATTAACATCATTTCTCTGTAAAAACCACATCCAATTTGCTATCATTCCATTTGACGTAAGTTTTATCTTTTTAGAACCAGTTATATTTTCAAATTTATATTCAAATACATCTTTTACTAAATATACTTGTTCTTCTTGGGCAAATAACTGGCGTTCTTCTTTTGATAAAAAACAATAAGTTGCTAATAAATGCACATCCGCATTCCATGTATTGAATTTGTTTTCGTATTTTTCAGGTGAAATATTTACTGCAGGAGGCATTTGTAAAAAGCGATACATTTGAAACTGTTGTTTATTGAAATCGGGTTGAATATATGGTAAATTATTTTCTTCATCAAATATATCACGAATTTGAAACAATTCTTGAATTGGGCGTAATGTAACGGATATAGACAATTCATTATATTGCAATGAAACCAATGGAAATGCACAACGACTATCTAATGTAAACCATGTATTAATCGGTATATATATATTTCTACCGCGTATAGAAGGTTCCGCTCCATCCGAAGAACCTGTATAAAATGCAGAAGGATATGTATTAGAACGACCAAATCCATTTGCTGGATCATTTAATTCTGGAACATTTCCAATCATAACATTAAATAATTTTTTTTTCTCAGCGCTAAAATCCCGGTCAACCATAGCGGCTAAATATTGACCTGTATATTTTTGTATAGTTAGTGACCCACAATTAATTGTAATTTCTTTAATCATATTTGTTCCTAAATCTGTTATCCAACGATATTCATAAGGTGTCCATTTATTAGAATTGTTTGTATTTGGATGATAAATTGGACTCCATATATCCGGTATTGTTACAACCACATAGGTATCCATTAATAATTCTGCATATCTTGGTATTTTGAATGTAAAAGTAGAGGTTTCATTTGTTCTCAAATCTCTTAAACCATTATAATCAATTCTAAACTTTTGTAATCCAAAATTTGTATATTTAGAATAAGTTACTTTAAAAAACGTTTTAGTAGGATTTCCAGTTAATATTACATTATTATTTCCAATTGATATAAGATTTAGTAATCCACCTGCCATATATAAATAAGTATAATATAATACATTATTTTGTTTTTATTATTATTTTTTGTTATAGGTATTATATATAATGAAATTTATACAATTGTTTATTATAGTTTTGATCATATTCCTATTTTTATACATATCATATCGTTTAATACAAAAGCAAAATATGCGTTACATATATGAAGGATTTCAAGAAGGTTTAGATTCAAAAACTATTACAAATACAACAGATAAAATGTTAACTATGCCATTAAAACAATACTGCATAAAAGCATCCTATAATTCCGCATATGATGGTTCAAAAGTTACAATTGACCAATTGAAATATGTTATGAGTAAAGGTTGCCGATTTTTAGATTTTGAATTATATTTAAACAATGATAAAGTTTATGTGAATTATTCTACTGACCCAACCTATACCACTTTCCTTAATACAAATATTAATGAAATATCGTTTATAAATGTTATGGATAAAATTATGGACAAATCCCCATATAGAAAAAGTGACAATAAAACTACATATGAAATGTCTAATCCAGAGGATCCGTTGTTTATACAATTACGTATTAAATCAACTAACAAAGATGTGTATAGTAAGGTTGCAAGTATATTGGAAAATTATAGGAAACAGGACAAAATATATGGAAGACAGATAGACGGTAATACAACCCTAAAAGAATTGAAAAATAAAATCATCATTGTAATGGATAAATCTATTAATCCAAAATATCCGGAAGAAGTTCTCTCTCCATTTGTCAATATAATTACCGGCGGAAATACTTGGTCATCACAACAATATAGTTTGTTTAAAAACCAAAAAACCAAACCACCAAAAACAAACGATGATTTCAAAACAACAAATGTAACTGAAATGAAACTTCTAATGCCGGATGTATCAGAAAGTTCTTCAAATCCCCCAAATCCATTTTCGTTGATTCGTGACTACGGAGTTCAAACCATTGCATATAAATTTTATAATAACGATGCTGGTTTAATTTTATATGAAAGTATATTCTCTGAATATCAATCAGCATTTGTTCCATTAGCATATGTTTTGCAGTTTGTTAAAACTAAAATAGAACAACAGGAAGATTCAAATATTACATATGGTACAAGTTTTGTAAAATGATTCTATTTAGCATATATACATTTTTATATAAATGTATATATTAATTTTTATTAACGCGTTGAACTTCTTTTAGCACTTTTATTTTTTCCTTTTCTAGTATTTCGTTTAGCACTTTTATTTTTTCCTTTTCTAGTATTTCGTTTAGCACTTTTATTTTTTCCTTTTCTAGTTTTTCTTTTACCTCCATTCGGATGATGATTAAATTTTTGTCTCAATATAGGAACATTAGTAGTAGGATGAAATGGATTCTTTCGTTTATTTCCAATCATATCATGATTAATATAATTATTATTAAGTATTGTAGGAATTCTTGGAGAAGATGTGTGTGATGAGAACGGACTAGATGACAATGACTCTGGTGAACGTGATGATAATGACCTGGATGATAATGACCGGGATGATAATGAATCTGATGATGATCGTGATGATGAATTATTTTCAAAATCAAAAATACCATAAGCATCAGTTACTGTTGTGCCTGATGATTTTCCACTTCCACTTTCATCATCACTGTAAAGCGATTCAACCGGTCTATAATACGGATCATCTATATCTGGTTGAGGAATTCTTATTGGGTTACTCATTTTTAATATATATACTATAAAGAAATTTGTTGTATTATTTTATAATTTAACGAATAATTTTTGTTTTGTCTAAATTTTATATGTTTTAAAATATACCTATATTTATATGAAAAAATATACACGAAAAACTAACAGAAAAACTAGGAGGAAAAATATCAGAAGAAAATACTCCAAAAAAATGAAAGGGGGAGTGTTCAGTATAATAGATATAGCCAATTGGCGGACAATAGAAAAAATGATAAATTCACAAGGTGCTAACTTAGAAGTTATATCTTATTCTTCATTATCAGGGTTTATATTTAAATTAAATATTCCACCCAATGTAAATACAGATTTTAGACAATTCAATAGAACCCCAATATCCAGTCTTATTTTTAAAATAGCAATGATTAGTAAAACACCTATATACAAAATATATACAAATTTATTCAAACAAAAATTTTCCAAAAAAACTGAAACAAGAAAAGATTTTGAAAAAGAATTTACTATGCAAAATGATATATATTACAAGACATTAGAATTAAATGGAATTAATATATGCCCAAGTGTAATTGATTTATCATTTTTGGATGAAGATGAAGGAAGAAAATTTATAGACAATTTGGCGAACATTAGCGGTAGTAAAAAAGATAACGAATGTATTAAAATGTTGTCATTTTTATACAAAAATATGAATAAAGATACTCAGTTAGGTGTAATCACCATGGAATTTATTAGCGATATACAATATGCTACATTAAATGAACGGATATTTGATGATGATACATATGCATACAATAATTTATATGCGTTAGCTGAAATTGTTATATTATTTATGAATTTTAAAATAATAAATTATGATAGTCATAATGGTAATATTTTCGGAAGTGTTGATGCACAAAAACAACCTTTATTAATTGATTTTGGCAAAACAATAATTTTAAAAGATTATAATGATTCTGCTCTAAAAGATTTATATGATAAATTTTTTCATAATAAAGAAACTTTTGTCATTAATACTCAACCAAATAATGAAAGCGATTTATTTATAGACGTATCTACTATTATCGATGATATACAAACTCGTATGGATGATATACCAACCAACATAGATAACGATGATATACCAATTAAAACGGACAATAATAATTTTAGAAATTTTAATAAAGACTTTTCTGAAATAGCAAATATAAACGCTTCTTATTTTTATGATATAAATGCAAACAATAAACAAGAAAAGAAAACCACATTGGAAAAAATAATTCGGTTTATTGCTTATATGGATTATTTAAAAAATTGTGCAATAACTAATCGTATGTTAAGATACCCACAATTCATTTCATTATTAAAAGTTTTATATGGAAGAAATATAAGTGATTCATGGTACAATTATGAATTTCCGCCCGACTTAACTACTAATGAACAAAAACAAGCATATTTTGATACACATTATAGATTAAACAATTTTAATAGACAAAATTTCAATATTTTGAATTTTAATTGGGAAATGGGCGACACTAATTTTGAATTTATATGTTCAAAAATTGAAGATATTACAAAGCAAGTTAAATCGCCTATATTCAAAGGAAATGTAAGACAAATTCTGGGTTTTAATCCAAGATCAAAATCATATTATCCTACTGAGAAAAATTTCAACTCATTAATTAGTCCTATTAAACCTATACCAATGTCATCATTGAATACACCGGAAGATAAACCAAGAAAAAAAACAACAATAAAACGCAGTCCAAGTGATCCAAATATACAAAATACAGATGAAGAAGCGCTAGTTTTTAAACGTAGTGCTAGTGATAATCGGGATTTCAATATTTACGAATAAATTATTTAGGATTTTATAATCATTTCAAAAAATATATGTCATCTATATATAAATGACATATAAAAAATATAACACCGAACTATGTGATAATGAAATGACATTTCAAGATTGCGAATTAGCAATATTAAGACATGCAGTGGATGATAGTGAAACTATGCAAGGACAAAAAATAGCAAATAGCGAAGATGTCAAAAAAATAATATCCATTGTTGAAGATTTTTTAATGAAGAAAAAATTAGTATGTTACGGCGGGACCGCCATTAATGCAATATTACCAAAATTTGCGCAATTTTATAATAAAGATGTAGAAGTTCCTGATTATGATTTTTTCTCAAATCGCGCATTAGAACATGCAAAAGAATTAGCTGATATTTATTTTGAAGCTGGATATACTGACGTAGAAGCTAAATCCGGGGTTCATCCAGGAACATACAAAGTATTTGTCAATTTCATTCCAGTTGCTGACATAACTTATTTAGAAAAAGAAATTTTTGATGCAATCCAAAAAGAATCTATTAAACGTTCCGGTATTTTTTATGCTCCTCCTAATTATTTACGCATGGGTATGTATTTGGAATTATCACGTCCACAAGGAGACGTTTCTCGCTGGGAAAAGGTATTAAAACGTTTAAATTTATTAAACAAATATTATCCATTAAAATCTTCCATAAAATGTGAAACAATAGACTTTCAAAGAAGTATGGAAACAAATGAAAAAGAATCATCAAAGATCTATTTTATTGTTCGCGATGCATTGATAGACCAAGGTGTTGTATTTTTCGGTGGGTATGCAAGTAGTTTATATTCAAGATACATGCCAAAAGCGCAGAAAAAACTGATTATGCAAATACCGGATTTTGATGTATTGAGTGAAGAACCTGAACGAACTGCCAATATAGTGGGAGAACAATTACAAGAATATGGGTATAAAAATATTAAAATCATAAAACATGATGCCATTGGAGAAATAATTCCAGAACGATATGAAGTACGTATAGGAAAAGATACATTGGCATTTTTATATAAACCGATTGCATGTCATAGTTATAATACAATTACTATTAATGATAAAGAAATCAATGTCGCTACTATAGATACAATGTTGAGTTTTTATTTAGCATTTATTTATGCAGACAAACCGTTTCCCTATTTTAATAAAGACCGTATTTTATGTATGGCCGAATTTTTATTCAATGTAGAACAAGAGAACCGGCTAGAACAACGTGGGCTGTTGAAACGATTCAGTTTAGAATGTTATGGAAAACAACCAACTTTGGAAAGTATTCGTGCAGAAAAAGCGGAAAAATTCAAAGAACTTTCAGGAAAACGCGGAATGCGTGAATTTGAAGAATGGTTTTTGCGGTATAATCCAAATGCTATAAAAGAAAAAGAAGAAAAAGAACATAAATTGAAGAAAACTTCTAAAAATGTTGAAAAGAAAACACAGACTAGAAAAAGAAGGAAAAATAAAACAAATTTCCTAAATATTTTTAAATAATTTCATTTATGTAAAATTGAAATTATTTTTAACAATAAATATCATAAAATAAATATGAATATTTTACCTAAACTTTGTAATATTGGGGTTTTTAGAGAACCCACTGTTAATGATTTACATATTGAAAATAATTTGAATCCAATGAGAGTATGTCCCGAAGAAGAAAAATATGATATTGAATCCAATGTAGATGAACGTATCAATAGAATATCAGATGTAGAAAGTGATAATTTAATAATTGTTCAACATTATTGTGGATGTAATTCAAAACTATTATTGAAATATATACTTATTGTTATAGCATCACTTAGCGTTGTCGCCATAATACATTATATTGATTATGCTATATATAAATAAGAAAATGCGTAATAAAATGACAGCATGTTTAATGCACTTATCTCAATACCGAAATTTTCATTGTTTCTAATATTTGTGCGTTTTCTTTTTGTTTCTTCATATATTCTCGTATTATTAACATTTTCTGCTTACATGATGACGATTCTATAAAATCAAAATCTTCCTTTGATAATTCATTGTTGCTTTTTATTTTTTGAATTATATTATTGAATATTTTTTCAAATAATTTATTAACTGGTGGGTTACACTGTTTTTTATTTGCATTATCTATACATACTATCAAATCATTATTACAATTCATACTTATTTATATATAATCTTTTTATATTTTTTATAAAATGTATTATGGAGTATCAAAATTCACTAATATAGTTTGTAAATTTTGATACTCCATAATACAATAAACCAAACAGCGTGCTTTTTAATAATAACCCATAAAAATTAGCATTTCCATCACTATTATATATTGGTAAAAATGCTAAATTTTTATACATAAGTGAATTTATCATAGGCATTTGAAATATGAAAAACAGAATAGCAATAAATAAAGGTGTTTGTAATTCTGTCAATAAAGTGTCTACCAATGATTCTCTGTGTTTTTTTTGTCTATATTCTTGTATTGTTATATCATTTTCATCTTCATAATCTTTTATGTAATCAGATGTTAATTTATGCATTGGAATATAATTTGGTTGGACCTGTTCATCATTCAAATATTGTGTAGTATCCACTGGAATATCACGCGATGGTAATTTGTATTGATGTTCATTTTGTTGCATGTTATATTGTGGTAGAAATTGGTTTTGATTTTGATGTTTTGGTTGTTGTGTGGTTTGGGGTAATGACATTATATTATTTTGTTGTGGAATACCATATGGATTTGGATGAACATTCATTTGTGTATATGTTGTATTTGGTTCTTGCGATTCTCCTCCATATCCCATACTGGGTTGATTGAAACTTTGCTGTTGTGGATTATATGTTCCCGGTGGCATTTGAACAGTTATATTTTCTGGTAAATCAGCAATTCGTGTAGTAGCAATTCGGTCAGCCATAAAACTATACTATAATAACATGTCTAAAACTCATGCAATTAACGCATATTATGCATCTTTTGGTAGCGGGGATGATACGTCAATAATTTTTTTATATTTATCACAAATAACTGGTGATGCTGCATATTTATAGCATTTTTCACCATATTTATATGTTTTACCTTCAATATCAGTTATAACTGGTCCGTTAAATATTATACAATTGTTATCGGTGCATACTTTGCGAAACATTGTTGCTAAACCTAATCCCAACAAAATAGAAATAACGATTTTTCCTAATGGTGTATATAAAAGCCGTTTAATATTCATATATATATTAAACAGATAAACGATTTTTATGCTAAATATTTGTTATGTTTTTTGGTTTTTCTTTGTTTTTTGGATTTTCTTTGTTTTTTGGTTTTTCTTTGTTTTTTGGTTTTTCTTTGTTTTTTGGTTTTTCTTTGTTTTTTGGGTTTGCTACCTCCCCATTTGTTTTTACCATATTTTAGTTCTCTTTCCAATTCAGGTCCAGTCATCAACCCACCCGGTTTGACTTTGTATATATTTTCCAGGGTGTTGTGAAGTATTGCATTATTGTATTCATGAGCAGTTTGTGCATTTTCTTTTTTTAGTGCTTTTGTATTATCACTATCACTAGAATAAGTGTCTGAATAAACACTGTTTAGTGATTCATTTATTTTGATATGTTTGTCTGGATTCATATATAATATTCAAATATTTTCTAAATATTTACAATGGTTCAAATTTCATATTGAACCCATTTTCATAAATATATAATGAACCCAACCGCTCCATACTTGAATATCGTTGTTCATTGTTTGCAGCGGATTTAAATATTAATTCTTCTAATGCATCTCTTGCATCTACTACATTCGCTATTTTTTCGGGTAATCCTGATTGAACTTGTTCTTTCGTTCCATATGAAGAATCGGTTTTGATTCCTACCCCATATTGTGTTTTTTTAATTGTTTCGTATAATTCACATTTTTTGAAAGAAGTTTTCATATTTATTAATATTTCATTTAGTAAACGTAAGTCGTGACTCATGTTACGTTTTGATGAACTAATATAATAGAAACTGCCAGGTGGGCGTTCTGGTGATAATGTAGAAAATCCATATTTACGTCCACAATCAGGTTCGCATTTTTTGATATTGCAAATTTCATTGTAGATATTTTTAGAAGTTCCGACAATAGAAGATTTATTGTCTACAAAAAACGAACGTCCATAATCAATAATTTTAGAAATATAGGATGATTTGAATGATACTTGAGTTCCATCATTGCGAACATAGTAATATTGTATATATTTGCCCCTTACAGGTTCATATACTAATACATTATCTGTATGTAAATCATAATGAGTAAATTCTTTTGAAAGTGTAGCCAAAGGCATATATATTTGATATAAAACATACAATAAATCATTATCAAAGAAAAATCTATTAGAAATACTGTCATTTAAGGATTGTGCACTTTTAATATGTTGTATCAAAATAGCAATAAATTTAGATTTTTTGCATGCTATTTCCATTGATTTAGGAGATTTTATAATGGCCGGTTGTAATACAAGGTTTTTTTCAAATATATTGTAATTGGTATATTGTGACATTTTCATAGTATTCCAAGCAGCGTTGTCAATATACGAATACCATCCATATGTTTCTATAAAACAAGGAAATACAGAACATTTTTTATTAATATACAAACCTGCTAAATATTCAAACATTAAATTGTCCGAATCTATTTTTGCGGATGATTTCAAAATCGTGTTTGCTAAATACCCTTTGTTTTCATAAGTAATTTCATTTACAAAACCATTGTTGGATGGTTTTCCAATTCGTCTGATAGGTAATTTTACATATTTCATATCTGTAAAACCTCCAAAATGTTCCTTGATTTTATTGGTTTCTCTTCCAAATGAAATGCATATACCAGAATCTGAACATATACTTTTTAGGAATAATCCGCGGCGTTTATTTGGGTCCACTTTTTGCATGAATTTAGCGATTTTTTTAGCGTATTCTAGATTTTTCACTGTTTTTGTGCTTTTCATAGATTTTGTATTTTTACGTGTTTTTTTTCGTGCAATACAGTTCTCATCCATTTTATATTCATCGGACAATCTACAATAGCCATATTGTGACCCGGTTACATATTTACATTCTTCATGTGTGCATAATGTTTCGGGTATTTTACGACATTTAGAATAACATTTTGATTTAGTCATAATATCTATATTATAACTAAATATTTTATGATTGGATAGGTATTTTAGCAATATCTTTTTCGTTTTTAGGACAAGCGACTTGTGTTTGTTTCATTGCAAAACAACCGTTTGATTTATCACGATATTGTAATAAATCAATATTTTCAGGTGAAGGATATACAAATATTTTGCGAGTATCTGGCATAGTAACATACATAACAGTTATTCCTATTACAAGTGCTGCAATAAATACTGGAACATTTATATATTTAGATAAAGAAATCATATATAAACTATATTTACATTTTATTTCTTACCTTTTTTCTTTGATTTCTTAGGAGGTTGAGTTTGTGCGGGTTCATCTTTAATATCTAATTTTGACATAATTTCGTCAATTTCTTGGTCTTGTTGTTTTTTGCTAATATACGTTTTTTCTTGAACACCTTCATTTTCCATTCTAAATACATAATTATTTGGCGCATTCGTTTCTTGTATAACAGCATTGGATTGGTTCAATGCAGCTTGTGCAATAGCTTGTTGACGACGTTGTTCTAATTTATTGCGCATACGTTCTTTCATAGATTGTGTTTTTGTCATTCTTTCTAATGCATTTTTGTCAATTTTCATATTTTTACCTAAACCACCCATATTTTTGGTGAGGTTTTTGAATATTTCATTAAATTGGTCAGTTCCGCCCATGTCCTTCATTTTACTCATCCATTCTGTTGCCTCTTTCATAATTTCATCTTTTGAAATATCACCGTCTTTCATTTTTTTGTCTAATTTACTACTGACAGTCTTCATTAAATCCATTATTTTTTTAGGGTTTTTCAACATTTTTTTTAATACGTCTTGAGTAGATGTCGGCTGGTCTTCATCGTTTCCTCCTAAAATATCACCAAAATCTTGTGAAATTTCTTCTGCTAATTCTTGTGCTAATGTGCCTATTTTTCCTTCAAAAAGGCCTTTCAAGTGACCATGTAATTCTTCTGGATTTGGCATGCTATTTCTATCAAATTTGAATCCAGATGGTATTCCACTGTCACTATCTGCATCCGTATCTTCCTTCATTTTTTCTGCAAATTTTAAAAAATCTTCCATATCTGGCATTGGCATTTCAGAATCTCCATTGGATTCATTGGATTCATTAGATTCGTTCGTATTAATATTTTCTTCCATGTTTTTGAAAAAATCTCCAATGCTACTAAATGTTTCATTTAATTTATTTTGTAATTCATTTTCATCAATGCCATCAAATAAATTCATAGAATCACCGAAATTAGTTTTGTCTTTTATAGAATTGACAATTGTGAAAAGCAATAATTGTAAATATTTCCAAATAGCTTTTCTTGTATTTTCAGATACATTATCGCAATTGTATAATAATTTGAAATCTACATTTGGTAAAAAAAATGTGTTAGTAGTATTTTCACTATTAAAAACATCAGAGTTTTGGTATAAAATATCAAAGAATCTTTCAGGATATACAGTAATGCAATAATCAAATAATTTTTGGATTTCAGATTCGGGTAACTTAGAATCTGTCCAATTTACCCATAAATGCGAATACTCTGGAAAAGTTATTGATAAATCTTTTACAAAATCGCGAACAATAATAATAAAATTTTCTGGCGGAATAACTTGTTTACTTTCATTTTCCTTGTTTTCTGTTTTTGATTTTGTTTTTTTTGGCATTAAAAATATATACTAATGATTCATATATTTTTATACTGTTCTAAACTTATATTAATTATTTACATAAAACATACAATACAATAATTTTTCTACTATTCTATTTTTATTTTTGACTAACTGACCTCATCATATTTACGATAGATGGACTCGTATATGTTGTATCTGTATTTTGCGATAATACGAAATCATCAAATTCATCATAATTATCTTCTATATCATCTTCTCTAAATATTTCATTATATTCATCAAATTTTAATTTTTTATTAATGTCTAATGTTTGTTCATTTTCTTCATCATCTAAACATTGACATAGTATATTTGCACTTCGTTTAAATGGGGTTTGTTGGATATTAAAAGTTCTTCCATTTGAAACCCGTCTCATTCTGAAATTATTATTTTCATCTCCAATATTTGTAACATTATATGAATATTGACGTCCCTGGGAAGTTTGTCTTGCACATGAATACATATGTGAAGTATGTGAATTCATAGTTTTATAAGATACATATAAATCATCCATTAACACTTTGATGAATTGTTTCTTTTCTTTTTCTTCTATAGAATCTCTAAACGTTTTGAGATGTGAGAATAAAGATTTAACATTTTTTTGTATTTCCATTTTTTTATACGTTTTATTTTCATTGTTAGCTTTCACTGGTGTTGAAATATTACTCCATAATCCACCATTAGTCGTTTTTTTATCTTTTGTATTATATTCATTTATCACATATAAAAGTTCTTGCACTTTTTGACGATACATGTATTGTGTTAAATCGTTAGGTTCTGCAATATTCGTATTGAAATCAATCAAATCGGGAAGTGGGTCCGCAACGCATAGCAATTCAATAGTATCACTGCCAATTAATATTCCATAAATGTCTATATCTATATCTTCAATATTGTCACATCTAATATGATAGGTTTTTTTTATATCACCGGCAATTTTAGGAATAACTAGCTTGTTCGTCCAAATATTTTTATTCCAATCATATATTTCACAATCTTCAACTTCAATGTATCCATCTTCAATTAGCGAATATACCAAATTATTTACAATTTCTCCATATACAAATCCTGCATTTTCTATTTTATCTACAAATAAATATTCGCCGTATTTTTTACTAGCTAATGTATTTAACATGTGACTGTTATGTGTATTTCCAAAACCAATGAATATGTTTGTATAACGTTCATCTACTATTTCTAAAAGTTTATCCGGATCATTGCAACCTGCAGTAGAATCGCCATCAGTTAGTTGAATATGCACAATTTTATGGGTTGGATTTTTTTCAATATAAGTGTTTATTTTGGTTCTTGCATTGATCAATGATTTTTCAATATCAGTAGAACCATTTGGATAAATTCCTGATATCATTTCAATATATGTATTTACATTGGTTGAAGTTATTTGTGTAAAGTCAAATATTGTTTTTGTATCATTGTCAAAAACGTCTACTGCAATATGACATTCAGTATTTTCCATTTTTGAAAATACTCTTAGAATATTATTTAATGTATGGATGATATGTTGCATTTTAGTGCGACCATCGCTACATGTATCTGACATTGAAGCAGAACAATCTACATTGAAGAATATTGCAAGTGGAACTTGTATAGGTTCTGTTTTTTCGGTGGTAAGTGTGAGTGTTCCAAATTTTTTATTTACGGATTCATCATCAAATAATGATAATGGAAAGTTGTCCATACCATTTGTATGGAATTGATAAAAACTGGTTACTTTGTTGAAGGCTGACATATTAAATGTAGTAATAGTTGTTGTTATTGATAGTAAAGTAATAGTTGTTGATAGTAAAATAATAGTTGTTATTGATAGCAAAATAATAGTTGTTGTATTGTATTTACTTCTATAAATTATATTTTATAGTATTTCAATTTTCTGCAAATTTGCCTCTTTATTTTCTGCAAAATTTTATATAAAATTTTATATAAATTTTTATATATTTTTCGTAAAATTGAAATGCTATAAATAAACTTTCAATAAAAACAACAATTCATACAAAATGACATACAAGTATCTTAAATACAATCATTTAGAAATACTTAGAAGATTAGCAAGATTTAATAATTATGACAAATATAATGCGCTTAATAAATTAGATATTTATGGTTATGAGGATGATGTTCTTGAAGAAATAGAAGATGCATTCTTAAAATTGAGCAGCCATTCTGAATATGATTTTTCGCATATGTTACGATAATAATTTATAGAAAATTGAAATACTTTTATTTGAATACTATTAATGGCATTAAATAAATAACAACAAGTGATTAACTGAACAATTACCAGCCGCAAACAATAATCTGAACATGTCATCCATTAATATTTTCATTCCACGTATACTATCATGCGTAACAAAGAAAAACATTAAAGATACATTTAGAAATATGAATATTGGAGATGTTACCTACATTGATATGCGCAGACGAATGAATGAAAAACACAGTATTTATTCATTTGCATTCTTAAACGTTGAATTGATGAATACTCCTAAATCAAATGAAATTACTGAAAAAATAAATAAAAATGGAAGCACACAATTATTTTATGATAATGAAAATTATTGGGAATTAAAACATTATATACCACACGAAGAACGTGAACCACAAAACTATCTTGAAATAGATGAATTATGTAAGTTATTAACTAAAGTTCCATCCAGTTTCAATAAAAATGACTACAAAATCATGGAAACTGATTTTGAAGAATTACAAAAAGAAACAGATAGTTTATTAGAAATTTCCAATGCAATTCATGAAAAACCAAAAATGAAATATTATTCACTTTTCTAAAAAACAAAAAACAAAAACAAAAAACAAAAAACAAAAATATTTTCCTAAATAAAAATAAAAATAAAAATAAAAATAAAAATAAAAATAAAAATAAAAATAAAAAATTCCCTAAATGGGTATTTTTTATTCAACAACAAACAAAAATCTAATGAAATGTTATAAATGTCCTATTTACATTTTTTTAACGTAGATTCATTGAAAAATAATTTTTCTAAATTGATTGAAATTGATAAACTGATTTATGAAAAAAAAGGTATAATTACGGAGAACCTGAATAAACTTAAAAATACATACAATAATTTGATAAAACACAATAGTAAAAAAATATTTTTGTTTTGTTTAGATTCATTTTATTTTCAATACAAGATTTTAAACATGGAATTAGAAAACCTGAACCGTTTTATCATTTTAATAAACAATCGTATGTATGGCGATTATTATAAACTGTATAATATCATTATGATGCAAACCAAAGAAAAAAATATTGATTTACCAAATGCACCAGATAGTGCGAAAATAGCGATTTACAAAGATTTAGAACCTTTTCGTGAATATAAAATAGAAGATATACAAGAAATACACAAGACTATTTTAACATTAATGAATGATTTATATGCATATTATACAAATTCAGAAAAGCGTAAAAATGATTACAGTGACAATACAAATGTAGGTTCTTCTATCACTAATTTTTTGACTACATTAGAGTTTGAAAATACATTAATACGAGAACAAATGAGTTTATATATAAACTATATCCAATATTTTCATTCTTCTCAACAAAACTATTTAGCAAAACTTTATACAAAAATGGATATGTTTCAACGTGAAATTGATGAAGATATATTGAATAACAATCGCAAAACACATAATGGTGATGGTATTGAATCCTATTTCATATTATCTCATGAAACCATTGATTTTGATTTTGATGACGGATTTAGCCCCAATCCTATTAGAAGTAAAGAATCCGTTATAGAAGAAAAAATTAAGAAAACCGAAATGGTTATTGATAATAATGAAGATGTTTTAGAGAACATTGATGCAATTATTTATATTGCACAAGATACTGCTGCGTCAGAAATAAATGAGTCTTCGGAAAATACTGTTGAAAATTAAAAATTGTATATTACAATTGTAAATGAATTTCTACAAGATATATATATTTTGTGCATTATGAGTAAAACAAAAGAGGAAAAAAAGTCAAATTTAGAAGAAAATGGTGATAACGATAATAGTAGTGTATCTACTACTACAAAAAATATAGAATGGTCTCCTGAAAATGAAATGATAATGGTAGAATGGTGTGATATTGCACAATGCTATAAATGGCTAAATACGCGGGCACATAACAAATATGCTATAATGCATGCATGGTTTACTATACCAGCAATTACATTATCTACTATTAGTGGAACTGCTTCATTTGCGCAAGCGAGTTTACCAATTAATTATCAAACATTTGCACCCATGGTTATAGGTAGTATTAATATATTAATTGGTATATTAACCACAATACAACAGTATTTGAAAATATCGGAATTGAACGAGGCGCACCGCGTTTCCGCAATATCTTGGGACAAATTCGCACGTAATATTCGTATAGAATTAGCCAAAGCACCACCGGAACGCATGGATGCCGGTCATTTTTTAAAATTAAACCGCCAAGAATTTGATAGATTAATGGAAACGAGTCCATCTATACCTATTAAAATTATCAATGAATTTAACAGAACATTTTCTGGAAAGCCAGGAACAGAGCAAAGACAGCGTTTTGATGCATTAAAGAAACCAGATATATGTGATATTATTGTTACTTCCAATGAAAGTAGACACCAATGGTATAAAGAATTGCGTAGTCCTACTTTTGATCCAAGTGATAATATAGCGGATTTACATGCGCGTGAAACGGTTATACAATCAAAGGTAGATGAAATTGTTAGAAAAGAACGTGAAGAAAAAGAAAAAGAACGTAAAAGACTTGAACAAAAGAAAAATTTTGCATTGGTTGCTCTTGAAGTTTCTAATAAAATCAAGGTTGCTCATGAAAAAATAGACAAATTTGTAAGTGAATTTGAGAACATGCATGGAAGACGTCCAATGAAAGAAGAAATCTCAACCAATTTTAGTGAAGAAATGTCCGAAGATATTCTCAAACCATATTTGGATAAATATAATAATTTTTCTATTAATTTGTCCGATTATGACAACAACGTATAAAATGTTCTCGTTTAAATCAATAAAACATTATATAATACATTCATTTATATAATGTCTTTACATTGCATAATCAACACCAAATATTATTTATGTTTTTTGTAAGTTTTTCTATGTTTCTTTGTTCTTTTTCCTCCTGTTTTTGAAGGTTTTTCTGCATCTTTTTTTGAATCTTTTTTTGAACCTGTTTTTGAACGTGTTTCTTTCATCATTGATAAATATTCTTTTATTGCATTTGGGTCTTTGAGAACATTTGTCAAAACAGTTTCATAGATACTTCTTTCTTTAGGTTGCGCAAGTTCTTTATAAAAATGCCATTCAGGGTCATTTCTATTGATACTATTATATGTTAGGATGAATGCACTAAAGGGCCCCATAGGTGTATTATTTTTAAATAATCTTTCAATATCGCTAAAATAAACCCATGCATCCCCATTTGGTTTAACATCTGTTGTCAAAAATTTACCAAAATGTTTATTAGCATGATTTGGTGATCCTTTCGTAATATAATAATAATTATTAGGGATTAATTCGTTGTATGGAACTTCTATCATATATACAATATTATAATATTTTAATAAATAAGACGACCTTGAAAATAAAAACCATGTTTAGGTATTTTATGTAAAGTCATTAAATCGCGTAACATATGTTCATATACGCCACCACACACATCGGATGGTTCTAAATTATTATCCAACCGTTCATATTTTTTATAATATGTAAACGTATTCAAATAATCCATATGCAAATAAAGAGAAGCATATACATTCATGATAGTATTACTTCCAATATTCATCCAATCTGATATTAGATTATCTGGCTGACCCATTTCAATATAATGTATGAATCTAGGGTCTAATTGAGAACATAATAAAGGTTGTTCTGGTAAAAAATCAAAACGCATACGAATTACATAATCGTATACTATGCCGTTCTCGGTTGCATATACTTCTTTCAATTCATTTGATTTATAAATAGAATAATACATGGAAGTAATTTGTTTTATCACATGTTTTTTAGCATCTTCTTTTGACCATTTTTTATGACTATTCATTTTCATAACATTTTCAATGCGTTTTTCGGGAACATTGAAATTCGGTTTTTGGAAATTATGCGGATTTTCTATTAAAAAACTCTTGGGTTTATATAATTCTATTAAACGTATATCAACATCTTTTTCTAAGTTACACGTTCCATTATCCATATGCGTTTTTTCTATATACTGCACGTCTTTATCATAATTCATGTGTATAAAAACATCTGCATTATTGGGTAGTATAATATTATTATATATGTATGGATATGTTTCTAATGCTTTTCTTGGCTGTCCAGACAAACACAACGCAACTTTCATGTATCTTATACTATTTGTTATATTTATATTTATTTTACATATTATATTATGGTATAATCTATTTTTTGAATACAAGAAAAACTACGTCATAATAGTTTCTATGATAATGGTCAAATGAACGCCATCCTTTTGATACTGTTCTGAAATCAATTGTATTTCTTGTATTATTTATAGTTGTTCTATCTATTGTTTTTGTATGTTCACTACAATAATGTAAACCTGCCATTTTGAAACAATTTATAATTTCTTCTTTTTCTATAAATTCTTTATTATATTCATTTTTATGATTAGTTTCTTTTCCGTTTGTGCAATCTGATGTAAACAAGAAATAACCATCGTCCGTTAAAGCTTCTTTTATTTGAATACCGCATTGTAATAATCCATCATTACCGCATAATTCAGTTGATGGATTAAAATGTATCATTGCACATACGTCATATATTATATCATATTTTTTGTTTGAATTGAAATTAAGAAAATCTTCCGTATAATAATCAATCATACTTGTATCAATTTCGGCATTGCCTAATAATTTCAACAAATTATCTCGTTCAGTACATTCAATATCTACTGCAGTATATAAAGAATTATAAGTTTTCATTAAATATGGAGTTAGGTTCATACATCCAGCCCCGATATCCAATATTTGTTTTGGAGTTATATTCATATCTTCTATAAATTTTAGAATTGTATTTTGTTTCCACAACATATCTGCATTTACTAATTTATCATTGAAACAAATTTCACATGTTTTTTTGATAAATGGTGTTAACTCGCTCAATTGTAGCTGAAATGATGTATCATTTTTTTTTATATACGTATAATATTTATCCAAAATATCAGTAGAATCTAATCCAAGTTCTCGTTGTTTATAATATGCATAATGTGATACAACCGTATTACCGTAAATTTCATTTATACGACCCGTCCAAACTGGAACATATAATGACCACCAAACTTCGTCTTCATTCATTTCCGCATAATTATTCATGAGTTCTCGCAAATCGCTTCCTATCCAAGAACATGCATTAATTGAAACCGCCGGTGATCCATTCAATGTAAAATTTGTTCCAAGTTTATATTTATCAATATTATTGTCTTGCAAATCTTGTAAAAATTGACTATGTAAATCATAACAATATTTCAAATTACCCCAAGCAACTGGACAAAGTATTTCACTATTGTGAATAAAATCTCCTACGCGTAGTTTATTCGTTTTATTATCCATAATATGTTGATAAACTCGTGATATTGTGTTTTGCCACGTATTTCCTATTTGACTTTTTAATTCTGGGTTATAAATTCCTTTTTTTTCCAACATCCAACTCATAAAATGATTGTTTATAATTACTGGATACACTAAAGGTGGATTTGGATTGTTAATACGATATTGAATAAAATCGGTAAATAAAGATTCGTCAAAATAAACAATATCATCATCCAACTTTAAATATACAGTATTGTCGTCTTGACATTTCTTGTATGCATTATTCCATATTAGACATTTATCATTTAGAATAATAGTTCCATCAATATTGCAATATACTGTTTTTACAAAATCATTTTCAGATGCAAATTTTTCCATATAATCAATATCACTTTGTATAGTTGTCGCAATATAAAGACGGTATTCATCAATATGTTGTTTGTATTTCAAAATCAATGGAAAAAGTATTTTCAAATAACATTCGCGCCCACCAAAAGTCAATACTACTTTTTTCATATAATATAAATTATATAAAAATTGTTTATATTGTTTACAGTTCATAAAACAAAGAATCTGGTTTAACGCACCAAATGGATTGATTGTTCTCAACATATTCAAAAACAGAATGTTTTAAAATTGTAATATCATAATGATCTTCTTCTTTCATTTTATCAAATGGTTTATCTACGATAACATTGTTCTCACTAAACACTGCATATCGTTTGGCATTTTTTTGAAATTGTTCTATTGAAAAAAAGTAAAAAAATCCTAAATATGGATGGACGCTTCGTTTTTCGTAATTAGTATTTAGAGTTTCTGTTATATTTTTATAGGAACCGTTCTCATATTTGCATAAGTATAATGATGATGGGATTTGCAATAATTTTCGGTCATTTGTTTTTATTTCATTCATATATCGGTATTTTTGGAAAAAATTTAATACAATGTTCTCAATTGGTATTTTCTGAATTTCCTTTTTTCTAATTTCATCTATAATACCCCATTCATATTTTTCTACTTTATTTGAGAAAAATAGAAATGATCGTTTTTCTTCGGTTTTGAAAACCAATGAAGGTATATATGTAAAATCAAATACTACAAAAATATTCTTCTCGTCAAACTCTAAAAAACCCTTGTATATTTTTTCCATCATGATTTCATCTATTTTGTCAATTTCAAATATATCTAATAGTTTTTTAATGCATTCATTTTTGAAATAAACATCTTCATCTATTGTTTCGGTAGACTCCTTATTTGGACAATTATAATCAATAGAAGGAAATTTGAATATACCAGGTTTGTTCTCAAAAACAAATTGTAAAAAGGGCATTGTATCATCTTTGAAATGACAACTAGAATTAATGGTAAATACACATAAATGAATTTGATATTTTGTTGAATTGTAATCCATGCAAGAACCAAATGTTCTGTTCAATCGGTCATTAATATAATGATATTCATATGATTTTTGAGAATACACATTATTAAATATATATGGCGAATCATCATAAATATAATCTTCTTCATCATTATCATCTTTATTATTATCATCATCATCTATTCCGGTATATGTAATTTTTCTTGATATGATGGTATCATGATAAATATCTTTTATAGAATCATTTTTATCTAAATGATAATCTGATTTTATTTCTATTGTATTTGGCGTTTTTTTAACACTTTTTTCAGGTTCTCGTTTTTCTTCATTGAAAAACATTTTTTTAACCTGGTCAATTTTATTTATAAAATAAGACATCTATATAATAATATTATATAGAAAAAATATAAATATAAACAATATAAAAAATATATACAATATATTATATCCAAAGGATAATATAATACCACTAGGTTTTATTAGCAAAGTTTTTTTGAAACATGTCAGTAATTTCAGACGAAGAAATTGATAAATTCCGTGATGTTTATATGGAAGATGATATTTCTATTTCAACCACTAATTATACGATAACATCTGAAAAAAAGAAACGTCTAAAAGCATTAGAAGATATCAAGCGGCTTGATAAAGGATACAATAAAGTGTTTCGTCATAGAAACGGAAAACAATATAGCGTTGAGTATTATGCTACATCATTGAATCCTGGTAGAAAAATTCGTAATGCAATTAATGGTGCATATACAAACTGTTTAGTTGGTTCATATGACGAAGATTTATTTTTTAAATTAAGATTATTGACGGATAAATGTGATGAAGATTTAACTACATTGTATTATGATAGTCCAGAGCAATATGAAAAACATTTCAATACAGAATTAGATGATGCAACAAAAGAAAAATGGAAAAATAAATATGCGGATGAAATTCACAAAAGAAATATGGAAGATTATAAAAAGAAATATGGAAGATTATAAAATTATAAAAATATAAAAAAGCAATATATCTATATATATGAATTTATTACTAAATTTATATTTATTTGTTTTACATTATAATGAAAAAGGTAGAAAATATATGGAAATTAATACAGAATTGAATAAACAAACACTACCTTATATGTCTCTAAATAGAAATAAAACTGGATATGATTACCGTAATGACATCATTGAAGAATTAAACCTAACAGTATTAGAATCTATAAAAAAATATCAAATATTACAGAAATTACAATCAAATAGTATTTCAATTTTTGATAAGATGGTTATAATTGAAAAAATGAATAAAGAAAATAATTACGGAAGCAATATTTTGAATGGTGGATTATTTGATAGTTGGAATGAAAATTTCTAAATTTTTATTATATTTTAGTATAATAAAAATAGTAATATAATATATATGTCGGATTCTTTTAATTATAATTTTTTGAATACTTTATCAGATAGATCGCTTGATATAATTGATACTAAAACACTTGTTACATATGGAATGTTAGGGGTAACATGTGTGGTTTTAGCGGTTGCTACATTGTATGATGAAATAGAAGAAGAACAAGAGGAGCAAGAAGAAGAAACACCAGAAACACCAGAAACACAAGAAGAAGAACCTACAATTGGTGGAAAAAAATCAAATAAATCAAATAAATCAAATAAAAAACAAAATAAAAAACGAAAAACAAAACGAAAGTATAAAAATTAAATATATTTAGAATCATCAAAATGAACTTCATTGCACTTTGTATGATAGGTATATTGTCCATAATCACTTGTATCTGCAGGTTTTTCTTCTACTGCTAACATTGGATACACTGCGGCTCGTCGTCCATTTTTAGTAATTGTCCAATCTACTGCGAAATGTGCCATATTTGGATTTTCCAACGATTGTTTAGCATATTCTAATGTATATGTATCAAGAAATCGTTGTGCTGTTTTTCTATTCAACATATACATTTGAGAACCCCATAATCTTTCAATATAATTGAAATAAATAAGGTTCTCATCTATTAACTCCAATTTTTGATCATAGAATTCCGGTTCATGATAAAAACTCAATTCTACCGGTTTAAACGGAAATAAATATCCCAACATTAGTATTTCTAAATTTCGTCTTTCATATTTAGCGACAGTTTCCGGTATAATTTCGGTTATGCCGCGTCTAATATGTATATCATCTTCGCAAAATATACCATAATCTGCATCTGAATTCAAAAATCTAGAGAACATGTCTAAATGTCCCAACATGCATGACCATGGACGTTTATGTTTATCTTCTACATCGGCTAATCTGGCATCTGTAAATTCCACTACAGGACAATAATTTGCCTCTATATTTTCATGTTCAAATCTGGCCTTCATTTTTTTATATTTTTCAGAATCAATCTGTGTCAATACATAGTAATTCACTTTTTTCATTGTTTCAATATTATTGTAAAAAACCTTTAAGTTTTTTATAATACTATATTTTTATAGCAGGTCTTTTGCTTTATTAAAACATTCTTTGAAGAATATATTTATTTCGTCAGTATTTGCACCTACAACTACATCGTTTGGAATATAAGATAAATTTCCTTTTTCATAACATAATATTGTTGGTATGGATTTTACCATCTTTTTACTTTTTAAAAAAGCATATATTTCAAAGGATTCGTCTACATCTACTATGATAGGTTGAACATTGGGAGGCATTTGTTGAAATGCGGTATATACTTGTTCTTCAATCCTTTTACATGGACCGCACCATTCTGCCCCAAATTTTACTATTACTAAACCATCATTTTGTTTCAAAATTTCTGAAAAAGATTGCATATTTATTACTTCTGTTATGACTTCTTTTGGCATTTATATAATATTTACAATCATTTTATTTATGTTGTTTTTATTTTTATAAAAAATTCATTTTCTTGATTTTCTTGATTTTCTTGATTTTCTTGATTTTCTTGATTTTCTTGATTTTCTTGATTTTCTTGATTTTCTTGATTTTCCTGCTACTATATATTTTGTAATTTCCCTGCTTAAATTTTTATCCAATGGAGTAGTACGAAAAAGATTGGATATTTCATTATTTTTTATATCTCTTACTGAAAAAACCCTAAAACTATTTGGTCCTATATTTAGATACATAGTTTCTCCATTATTCAAAAGAATGTCTGCGTAATTCATATTATTATTATGAAATCTAATAAACTTTCCTTTATATTTCAAATTACCATATACAAAAATATATTCGTTTCCAATATCATCTTCATTCAAAAAAACACGTTGATATCTATTCAAAAGTTTTTGTTGTATAGTTTCCATATAAATATCTAAATATTTTTGTTAATAGATTTAGGTAATCCATGACCAAATAATATCATATAAATCAAAACAATCGCAGCAATTAAAATACTTCTATTTTCTGCTACAATTGGGCTTTGTCCTAAAATAAAGACCATTAGAATATACAAAATAACACCAATAACAACTGAATGCAACAACATAGTTAGACCGTTTTCCATTAGGAATATATAATCTATATTCATATTTTCCTAAAACACTCTTTCAAAAATAAAAACATTTAGCCGAAAATTTTTAAAATACTTTTCCTAAAATACTATAAAAACATGCAATCAAATCATAATTTAAATATTCATATGTATTCATTGGATGAAATATTGGGAATCTTTGATTTGAAATATCAACTTACGATTGACGATTTAAAACGCGCTAAAAAGAAGGTTCTCATGTTACATCCAGATAAATCCAAATTATCGGCTGAATATTTTCTTTTTTATAAAAAAGCATTTGATATCATTGTCCAGTTTTATGAAAATCAGAATAAACAAAACAAAGCAATTGAGAACTTTGAGTATAAACCCCTAAATGGAGAACTTGACAAAACAAACATAAAAAATGTTACTTCCGCGATTAAAGAAATGAATCCCGAAAAATTCCAAAGTAAATTCAATCAATTATTTGAAGAAAATATGGCTAAAAAACCCAATTCTTCTAAAAATGAATGGTTTGCAAAAGATGAACCTATATACAATATTGACCAAAACGTAAATGCAAGTAACATGCGAGATGTTTTAGAGAACATGAAACAAAACAACGGAGCAATCATCAATTATCGCGGAGTAGAAAATCTTTATTCATCGGGGTCGGGAACCAATGTATATGACGATGACGATATAACCGATAATTCATATGTAACAAGTGACCCATTTAGTAAATTAAAATATGATGATTTACGAAAAGTTCATAAAGACCAAACAGTTTTTGCTGTAAGTGAACGAGATTTTGAAAAAGTGCAAACATATTCATCCGTTGACCATTTTGTGCGAGAACGTAGTCGTAATTTATTGGACCCTATGGAAAAACAACGAGCAGAACAAGTGTTAGCAGCAAAAGAACGCCAAATGCAGGAAGAAATGATGAAACGTCAATATCAATCTAATTTGAGAACAATGCAATATGAAGAAAAAAACAAGGCGGTATTATCATCGTTTATGATGCTTGAAAATAAACGATAAATCATCTACGAAAAAGCCAATCCTTTTGAATATCCAACATTAAATGGTCATAATTTACCACACGTTTTTCAATATCACTATAATCTTGATATTGCGTTACCGTTGCAGGAACAATCATTAACCATGTTCCGATTTGTTGTAATCTTTTCCAATACATATCTAATGCATATGCCCGTTTATTTGTTGGATTTCGCATTAACAGTTGTGCACTCTCTTTAAAATTTTGAATAAGAGTATCATAATAATGAGATTTCACAATATACCCAGTGGTGGTTTGATTATTTCCAACGCGTATACAATAATCGGTTATTTTCATATATGGTGGACAGTTATTTCCGCCAATGATGAGAACATCCCAGTTCTTTAATTCTGGATTTTCTTGGAATTTCATAATATTCTCTTGTAATAACTCGGGTTTCAAAAAAACAATATCATCTTCTATGATAAAAATATGAGGATATTGACGCTCTTTTGCAAGTTCCAAACAACGTATATGACTTAATGTGCATCCGATCGCACCTTCGGTCATTTTGATTGCATTCACGCGTTCGGCGTTAATATTCATTTTTTTTAATTCTTCTATAATATGTTTAAGTCGGTCGGGTCTTGACTCTAAATTAATATAAAATGCGTGTTCAAATAATTCCATACACTATATCTATGTAATTATTTATATATATTTATTATAAAAATTATCTATTGTAAAATACCATTTATAATCCATTTATAAACAATATAAGGTTGTATATTGCATTTATAATGACATTTCGTGGTTGATTTCTTTGTATAGAAGTTATTATATTATACAGCATATTAACAATATATATTTTATTATTTTTTACATTATCTGGCACTGGCACTGGCACTGGCACTGGCACTGGTGCTGGTGCTGGTGCTGGTGCTGGTGCTGGACTAGGTCCAGGCGTTAACGCCGGCAATACATTTACTTTAAATTGTCCAACATAATTACCAGGAGGAGATGTGTTCATTACTATATATGCACGCGATTTTGAGTCTACTGAAATACCAATACCATACGATGTGCTTGATTTCCAAACCAAACATGTAAAATGTCCAGTGCTTGACGAGAACCCTGGATTCGCAAAATCGTAATATTTTACTTCATTATACCAAGCATCTATTGATTTTTTTAACAAAACCATAATATCGCTTCCATAACCACTAAAATATGCCAAGTTTTCACCATATAATTTATTTCCACTATGTTGAAATACGTTTGTTGCAAGTAATTGTTCAGACCAATCTTGTGAAGCATCTGTAATAGTATTGTCAAATGCGAGTGGCGGTGATTGATGTAATGCTCTGTATTTATTTATATAATCTGTTATTTCTGTTTTTTGCGAATTTGTTAATCCGGACATTTATATAATATATATTTATTTTTTCCTAAATTAAATACACCATAATGCAGTATGTATAATTGTAATTTACTAATTACAATTTCCGGCAATAAATGGTAGTAATTTATTTTTTATATCAATCAAATTGATACGAATAGTTTGAATTGAACAATCCATGATATCAGCAACAACTCCATTTGTTCGTAACATTTCAAAATCAGTTGAATATTTATAATACATTATTCTCATTTGGAATGGAGGCAACTCACGTATTTTTTCCCAAATTTTCATTTGAAACATCAAATCATCTTCATATTTCAACCATTTATTTTCATGGGAATATATAGAATTGAAGACCGTGTTTTCCATTAAATAATTGTCAACCCCTATATACATCGGTTTCAAATAAATATTATATAATTTGTTATTTTCTTCAACTGTTTTCTTCTTTTTTAAATATGTTTTTGGTAAAGCATTGATAGGTATCAATTTTGACATACCAAGTTGAAGTTGATTTTTTATATACAAATCAATATAACTGATAAACGTATCGTTACCATTGTATCTTTCTATACCTTGATATAATCCAAACAATGCATAGGATGTCATTTCATCGTTTTTTATATGATAACATTTATGTTTATGGAAACGTTTGAATTGAATAGCTTTTGTAGTCGCCCATCCTTTATAACTATCAAATAATACATGATTTATTTTTTCTCGCATTTCAGGAGTAGTTCCTGGGTGTTGAATAATATGCTTGATTCGTTGTTGAGAAAGTTTGTTCAAATTTGCACATGTAGCGGTGCCTATAAAAAGAAAAAATAGAATATATAAATACATGACTAATATATATGTGATTGTTCTTTTATATTCATTGTTAAAATATTTATTTACATGAAAGCATACAATGCTCCCATAGATGCAGATGCATGAAACATTGCGTGATGGAAAATGTGAGATTCTGAACACCATTGGATTGTTGAATAATGATTACTGCAATAAATAAAATATAAGACAAGTGATAATAAAACTAAAAATAATAATATCATGTAATGGGGTATACATTTGAAAAATAATATATATATTATAAACATCACTATTGATATTTTTGCAAAAATACCATCTACTATGTGAAATCCTGAATGTTTATTTCCATTATACCAAAATAATAATGATGCAAAAATATTGAATACTATAAATCCAGCCAAAACATATTCAAATATACATAGATGTTCTCTATATAATACGAACTTTTTGATAAATATATAAACTGGTATTAAAAAAAAGAATGAAGATATCAACAATAAATGATTTATTTTAAATATATCATTTGTTTTCACAATATCATCCAATTCAAAATTCATATATGTATTTTTAATATATTATAATATATTAAATTTTACACATTCAGTTTTTGAAAAATTTCCGAACCAATTAATGTAGTGTTTTTTATTAAACAATCTACAAGAACTGTAACGTTTGTGCGATTTTTCATCAGAATATTTTTTGCCTCTGTTAAAGCAAATGATACTAACTCCAATGTCTCACGATCCATCATGTCCTTTGTTCTTTCAGAATATTTTGAACCTAACGCTAAACTTCTACCTAAAAACGGATTTCTATCGTCTTCCACATTTTCATTATAAAATGCCTCCAATTTATTACCCATACCATAATTGCCAATCATTCTTTTTGCTAAACTGTTTGCTTCTTTCAAATCCTGAACTGCCCCCACGGATACATAATCATTCCCATAGTAAATCGTTTCAGCAGCTTTACCTCCCATTGTTACGATTAAACGTTTCATTAGCAAATCTTTTGTATATAAACCACTCTCAGTTATATTCAAATACTCATTGAATAATGTATATCCACCTGCACCATTATATGTGCTTTGAATAGTCACTTTTTTTAAATCAAAATATTGTTTAAAATATGCGGCTAAAAATGCATGGCCAATTTCGTGAATTGCTACACGTTTGAGTGATTCTTCGGATCTTTCATCGCGAGTTTTTACAATACCTACTATTAATTTTTCCAATGCATCTAAAATATTGTTTTCATTAATCACTATTGACCCTTGACGCACCGCATAGATAGCAGCTTCGTTTAGTAAATTTTTCAACTGCGCTCCTGAGAACCCGGCAGTTAATTCGGCAATATAATCTAAATTAATATTTTCGTCTAATTTTTTATTGGTCGCATGCACTTGTAATATGGATTTGCGAGAATCGCGATCAGGATATGGAACGGTTATAATTCGATCAAAACGACCTGGACGTAATAATGCGGCGTCTAAAACATCTTTACGGTTTGTTGCAGCAATTACCATTATACCATCATTATTCGCAAATCCATCCATTTCGGCTAAAAGTTGATTCAGTGTTTGTTCGCGTTCATCGTTCGCCATATTAATACCAGCACCACGTTGTCTACCAACTGCATCAATTTCGTCTATGAAAATGATACAAGGGCGACTGTTACGAGCACTATCAAATAAAGTACGAACTTTGGATGCACCCATACCAACAAATATTTCAACGAATTCACTTCCTGCAGTTGCAACAAAATTCGCATCGGCTTCACTTGCAATAGCTTTTGCAAGTAGTGTTTTTCCACTACCAGGAGGGCCTTCTAAAAGAATACCACGAGGAATACTCGCTCCGGCCATTTCATACAATGTAGAATTTTTCAAGTAAGAAACTACTTCGGTGCATTCGCGCATAATTTCTTCACTCCCTGCGAAACTGGATAATGTGATATTGTTTTGTTGCATAGAAAGTTTATCCACATTGATTTGTTTTTTTTGACCCATGTTTGGACCAAATCCGCCCCCGCCCATGGGGGATTGGTTCATATTAAAAACACGAAAAATGGATAGTAAGATTAAGATTGGGAATATAGAATTTACTGCGAAATTGAATAAATTGGCTGCGCCGACAACAAATTCATTTTGTGGCGGGTCTTTTAAAAATACGGTGTTTACTTCATTTTTATCGGCAAGTTCTACAATCGAATTCACAATTGCTGGATTGATAGTAGTAATTGAATAATCTAAAATTGGTTTATCTGTGGTTTCAGTATTATGAGATACTACTGTATCTAATTTTGGCTGAAAATACAGTTCAGATATTTTGTGTGTTTTTATTTTTGAAACGAGATTTGTGTATTGGTCTTCGTATAAATATGGTTTAATTTTTTGAACAATATCCGAATCTGTAATCGGATAACGAATCTGTCTTTGGACTTCTAATGAGTTTGTATAACACAAACAACTAACAAATAGTATAAAAATATACATACTTTATATTATTTGTCACTATACTTCTAAATTGTTTTTCATTTTTGTATTTATCTACTTCATTATTACTGAACCATCAAAGTATATGTATTCGCATTCATGATTGAACCTAATTGATATAGTGTTTCTTCATATATTTTGCAATATTGAAATAAGTTAATTCGTCTCCCTCGTTTATTCTAAGAAGATTACGAAGGTTTTCATCGGGATTGATTTTACGTCCATTGGTTGTAAGACCATTCACTCTGATATATGTATTGATTGCCCTACTTACAGTGTCGCGTGATATTACAGTTCCAAGAGGTTTGTCTAAAAATATAGCAAGTTCGTCACTGATAAGGGTTGGTGCCACGAGAGCATTAAATTGTGAATTAGTTTGACAACTCATATTTCACGTAGTATATAATACTATACAAGAATATAGCTTTATGTTGGTTCATAATATATTTTACACCATTGCGGTGTGTTATTTTTTATTATACCGTATGACTGTATAAATTTTATATTGATTTACGTATACGACAATTAATTTTAATAAGATATTTTTTTATAATTATGATCATGTGATACATTTACCTTAATATATTTTAAATTTTCTTCTCCTATTCCAAAAGCCATAATTCTTTCGTATATTCCTCCAATATGGCTAAAATGAGAACAATTTGGAGGTTCAATACACCAAGGATATAATTTGTCATATAATTGTATGACCCATTCCATTATTTTTTCATAAGTTTCATTGGGGATAATATAACTATTATATAATGGATATTGATAACTCTTACTAAATGATTTATTAAAAAAACCTTCATAATCTTCAATTATATAATTAAGTGTATTAGGTTCATTCCATGATTCATAACTACAAAAATCAAAATGAAAGATATCAAAATAGAAAGTTGTCGGTTCTTGAGTTATATTTTTTTGTAAAAAATCAATTATATCATCATTAAATACCATATCATATTGAAAAAAACCTATATATTTGTAATCTTTATGTAAATTATTAGCATATACATGATATAAAGCTGAATTTTCATTATATCCTATCTCTTGAAAACTATTATTGTAAATAGGTAATTCCCATTCATTAATAATTTTATATTTATTTTGTGTATAGTATTTTTCTATATTTTCATTGACTGCGTAAAATGTGAAATATTTTAAAAGAATATCTTCGGGAATATTTTTATAACAATCATCAAAAATGTTTTTATGGAAAACTATAAAAATTTGAATATCGTCCATTATATTTTAGTTATATATAAAAGATTTTAAATTTATTTTCAAATTACAAATAAAACGAGAGTTCAAATATTCATAGGTGAATATTACCAAAAAATTGAAATACTTTTTTTGCAAAAAAGATATTGATAATAACAATAGAAAAGCAATAGTAATAACAATGGCAACAACAATGAAACTACGTAATGGAAAAATATTGGTAAAAAAAGATAATTATTTTGAAAGATTGAGATATTTTTCGGATATGTATAACAACGTAAGTAATGTTTTTAGTATCAATTATCATAACAAAAAAAAGATAGACGTCATATATAATATTTATTCTCTATTATATGATGCATTTGAAAATATCCATCATGAATTTGTAATAGGAGGTAATAAAAGAGAAGATTCATTCCTTAATCTTATAATTGTTTTAGAAAGAAGAGGAAATATGATTTTACAAGATATTGCATTGAAAAATGTAGATGAAGAACTACCTAATCTAGACCATTTACAAAATATTATCAAAAACACTATTAAAAAAATACAAAAACACAAAAAATTACACAAAAAAGAGAAAAATAATCTTTTATGTAGATTATCCTGTAAAATAGGTAGCCATTTAACGCTACATGTAAATTCGTTTCTATAAATTTTGTAAAAAAATAAAGAAGGGGCAAACTTTGCCTCTTTTTTATACCTTTGCACATTTTATCATAATCACCATTCTAATACTTGGCAATTTTTATACAACAAAAACAAACAATAGTTTTCTATTATTTGTTTACGGGGTTATCAAAATGGCACTCTTACATTTTGTAAATACTTTTTCTCAAAAAACACCATATTAATATTATGTTTATGTAAAACAACGCTCAACAATGATTGGTCATGTCTATGTTCATGGAATAAACGACTGTTTTCTATTTCACTAGGCGAATCCGTGATGTTCTCATATATACAACACATATCTAACCATTCTTTCATATATTTGATCGTATTATCTGTTTTTCTTATTACTAATGCACCTCCCCAACAATCTTCTGCATTTTCAATAAAAACTTTGTCATAAATATCATATTTCATAATAACATCCATTTTACACCAATTTTTCATATACCATATTCTTTCATTTGGTTTATTTTTCCATACTAATAAATCATTCTTTTTCATATGTTCTGAATATAAATTTGTAAAATCTTCCATAAAATAATATTTTGAATCCAGGTAAAAAATAATATCGTTTTCATTTATTTTATTCAAAACACTATTGATTATATATGGTTTCCATAACCAATAACCTCCTCCTTTATTAAGACTCAATATTGATTTATTTTTCATAGTAAAATCGGAATCCATTTCACTTTTATCAAATATAATTATTTCAAAATTTGTGCCATATTTTTTAACAGATTCTAGTAAAGTATTCAAATATTCACTATATTGATTATCATTATACACTAAAAAATAATACATTTTTATTTTACACTATACATTATTTTATATAGTTTTGCTAAACTATATAAGAATTTTCAAAATTTATTTTCTGGATTTTCTTTCACCCCGTCCAATGAATATGTTCTTACAATCCCAGGTAATATTCCTAAATATTATCCATTGTGTTCGTTTTTACAGAAGTAATTTCATTCAATCTTTGTTTCATACCCTCAATAGTTTCCATTAAATCAACGACCATTTTTTTCAATTCTTCAAATTCCGCATGTTCTACATATTCATTTTTCCAAGATACATTTTTTTTCATTTTTTCTTTATTATCGTCATTTTTTGCACCTTTTCGCATTTCAAATGTATCTCCATTCTCACTCAAACCGCCTCCTAATGTCGGCGTTTCAAATGAAAAATTCTGTAAAAGAATGGTAGGTTCAACGCTTGGAATATCTTCGTTGATCGTTATTTTTTGAGATAAAGGCGCTTGGGCGTACATTTTTAATTCAAGTTCTCGTTGTTCAATTTGGTGTCGTATAAGTTCGTCCATATTTGTAATGGCTTCATCTGATATTTTCTCATCTACAATATTATTAGTAGGCGGTAATGGTTTTGTATTCATGGATTCATACTCTTTTTGACGATTATTGAATTGGTCATTGTAGAAAGCCATGCGTTCATTACTTCCGGTATTTGAAGGTAACTCATTTTCGCGGGTTGTTTCATTGTATTGAGACACCGGTTGTATTGGCTGCACAAGTTCTTTTAAATTGTTCACCATATAGGATATTGTTGCACGGTTGATAGATTGCAATTCATCTTTGTTGTTTATTATTTTTGCATTTGGATATTCTTCATAGAAATGTTGAATAACCGATTTAAACCATTGTGATTGTTGAGAACCTAGGTTCTTGAAAATGGGTGTTTTTTGAATTGTGTTCCATAATAATTTTTGGTTTTCCGGATGAATATATGCCATTGCTTTAATTAAATATAATTAGAAATGTCTAAATATATTTTTATTAATAGGTTTTATATTTGAAGTTTCATGGGTTACCTGGAATTATTGGTTGTGTTACGGGGGGGGGGGGGGTGGTTTATCCGAATCAGCAAATGTAGATGATAAAAACGGTAAAACACTAGTATTAGTTTTATTTTCTGCAGGAGGGATAAGCGGGTTCGGATTTTTCACTTGTTTTTTTAACAGATCTAGCTTACTCAAATCAACCGACACTATTGGCACCCCATTTTTATTGAACTGCCGAGACTGGGTTGACGTCTTACTTTTTTGTGACGAAATTGGACGCGGACTAGTAGCAATACTAGTAATACTAGAAGCCATATTTTTTAATACATTAAAAATAAACCTTTGATATGTGACATCTTCCGGTTCCCCAATTTCTATTTCTGTTAATTTTTTTATAAAAGTATTTTTATCATCATCATCTATTGAGTCTGTATAATCAAATTTGGCAGCATGTTTTTCTGCAAATTCTTTTATAGCATTATCATTTTTGCCAGCATCATTAGTTTCAATAAGATGACTAATTTCATGTAATTCTTCATCTGATAAACTATCTAATGCGGTTTTATAGCTCTTAAATATGTTTTCTAAAATTGACATTATATATTATATAGCTAAATTTTATATGCAAAATATTACTCAATTATAGACCATTTGTGAAAATGCACGTTTTAGCATTGAGTAACCTACATGTATCGGTATAAAAATCACCACATAATTAGTTTTGATATGTAGTTTATTTGTGTTTTTTTGTTTTATTTTTATTTATTCTAGTTTGTTTCTTTCTAGATTTACCTCCGTTTATTTTTTCAGTATCATTTTTATTAATTTTTTTGATTATTTTGTCTAGAATATCTTTGAAAACAGGTATTTCTCTTAGAAGTTCTTCATTATGAATTGGATTATCAACATGAAAAGGAAACATGTTTATTTCAGTGTTTTTATGTAATAGTATAACATTTTGAATACCTGATACAATATTAGATTTGTTATAATTGTTATTTTGCTTAAAATCAATATTAACTAAAATCCTAATATCATAGTCGTCATTATTATCTTTCAGCTTTTCTATATACGAATTATGCTTTCTTGATACATATTCTAATTTACTTTTTAAAAAATCTATGACATCTTCAGGTTTATTGATAGGGTGAGGCATATTGATAGGTTCTAAATCTTCCGAGCTACTGTCATAATCATCATCATCATCATCATCATAATAATTATTTTTAAAATCATCAACATCACCAATTTCTGAATATTTTTCTACATCCTTGTGTGAATCATTATTAGCGCTATTGTTTAGCTTTTTTTTTTTTTGTTGAAGTTGAAGTTTAAGTTGAAGATTTTTATTTTCATATTCAAAAATTTTAGCTTTTATTTTTTTTGCATAATCATCTAAATTTTCATACATTATTATATAATATATGTATATATATTATATTTATATATTACTAAATATTTTCCCATTTTTCGGGTTAGATTTTTGAACTCAATTCGGGAAACGCCGATGTATAGGAGGTTTACACCATTGAGTATTTCACAATTTACTAACAAATTGTTTCTATAATGAATAGTTTTTCATCAAAATATTCATTATGATTTATTTTTTTCGTTGAGTTTTACCTCTTTTTCTATTTTGTCTCTTTTTTGTAGAACCGCCAACAACAGGAACAACAGTAGTTTTAGCAGTTGATGAGGGACCACCTGAAAGAGTAGTTTTAGTATGCAAATTGAGCCATTTCGTTGCTTCTCCATATTCCAATGGAATAACAAATTTTACAGGTATGTTAAAAATCGTATAACCCTTATATATAACGTGTATATTTTTTAGCGGGTCTTCAGTGCGGGTTGTGGGGTCAAGGTTACTAGGGTTGCTATACAGATCAAAATACATTTCCTTGTCTGGATCGTATTTATCATTAGTTGAAAATATACCTTGTGCTCTAGATATAACATCTTTTGTTGGCTTTTTAGGTGTATATTTCACGCCAACGTCAAATTCAAAGCTTTCCACATTTTCAAAATTTGTAATATGTCTATGAATACGTGGTTGGATAGCTGCATCACCATAATAAATAATAAGTTTATCTTTAATCATTTTATTCATTTTTTCAGCAAGTTTGTTTGATTCAATATTTTCAAATGCTGTTTTATATGAATCTAAACAATTATTTTTGTAATTAGTCTTATTAACTTGATCAAGAGGGTCAGTAGGTTTTAGGGCGACAGCATTATTCGCGAAAAAAGTAATAATTGATTGTAAAGTATTTGTATATATATCATTAACAATATTCATGCTAAAAGGGGTCGCATCAGGATAGTAATTTTTATCAAATTCTACAACGACATTAGAAATGATTGTGCTAATATTGTATTGAATGTTATCACTAATTTTATCATACGCAATTCCGGCCGTATTAATAATATCTCGTACTTCAACTATAACTTTATCATATACAGTATCGAAAATGACGTCAGAACCACCATTAGTAGTAACAAAATTCTTATGAACGTTTTTTTGGGCATCAATTAAAGCAGTTACTGCATCTCGTGCTTTAATCTTAACGCTATCAACAGCAGCAGGAGGAACGACAATAGCATTAGGAGGAACGACAGCAGCAGTAGCAGCATCAGTAGCAGCAGCAGCATCAGTAGCAGCAGCAGCAGCAGCAGCATCATTCATCCATTTTGTAACATTAAAAATCGCTGCATACAACAAAATTCTATGTTTGATAAAATTTTTATATTGTATTGAAAACATTTTAAAAAAATTATTGTCATTTATTTTCTGAGTTAATATTTCTTGAAAAATTTTATTTTGTAATGCATTTTCAATAGCTCTAACAGTGTTAGGAGGATTAGTAATAGCACAAGCTGCAATTGCTGCTTTCACTTCATCTACAAATTTTTTTATCTTGTCATCATCATATATTAGCCCACTTAAACATTTTGGATTATCAATTTTTAAATATTCTGTTATGTTGGGGGAATCAGTCCGTAATTTTGGTGGTAGTAAATTTGTTGGGAATGGGAAATTTACTGCCATAATTATTATTATATATAAATATATATATATATTTATTTTGCTAAATTTATTCTATTATAGAATTGGTATTTTACTGATTTCCTTTCTTTCTAATATTCCTTTATCACTTCGGATATATCGTTTATTTATCAATTTTATTTTATAATTAGTATTGCCATCATCGTCGTCGTCGTCGTCGTCGTCTTCATCATCATAATCTTCATCATCATAGTCATCATAAGCTGCAGAAGCAGAAGCAGAATCAGAATCAGAAGCAGAATCAGAAGCAGAAGCAGAAGCAGAAGCAGAAGCTGTGTTAGTAATAGTTTTACTATTAAAACTTAGAATATTATCCTTAAATTTTTTATACAAATTACCCATAAAGCTAGTGTTACTTTGAGAACTAGTCGTGTTATCAGGTTTAACAATTTGTTTTAAAATTTCTCCTGCTTTTTTAATCAAAAATTTTGATATTTCAGTATTCAATTGTTCATTTGAGGTTACAGTAG